CTACTCCGCTATTTCTTTGGCGGATGGCCTCCGACCAGTGCCGTCCACGCCAAAGCGAGTGTCCAGAGCCTTATTGTCGCCGGGTTTGTTAAAGTAACCGTCTCGCGTGCGCCAAGGCTGCCCCATGGCCAACAGCTTTCCCGCAGTCACGAAATGATATCCTCTGCCGCGTAATTCACGCACCACACCTGACAACAAGGCCGCTGTGCCCTTGGGCACGCGATTGGCATGAAAGAGAAGAATGGAACCGGGACGCACCCGGCGTGCCACATCCGCAGCCAGTTCTGGGCGGCTGTTATCCGCCATGACCTCAGCCACCACATCCCATTGGATGACCTGCAGCCCCAGATGGGCCAGAAGTGTCAGGGCCTGATCCGTACAGCGCCCGTACGGCAGGCGAAACAAATTCGGTACAGCGGCGATGTCCGGCAAGGATGCGCCTTTTTCCGCTGCGCCCCGGAGGATTTCCCCGCGCAGAATTTCATATTCCGCCTGCGTCCAGAGAGCCTGATCGCGCATGTTTTGCGGATCCATAATCCCGAAATTACCGTGCGACCAGGCATGGTTGCCGATCTCGAACAGAGGGTCGGCCATGACCTGCTTGGCGCGCTCCGCATGGGCGCATCCATTTGCCGCCCATGAACAGCGTGGCCGGGATATGCTCGCGCCGCAGGAAATTGATGGCGTCCGCGTCGTAGCCCGTGGTGGTTGTTGCCAGTTCGCAGAGATCAAATGTCAATGCCACGGCCTTCACACCCTCAGGCAGCATCACCCGCCGAATGCTCCCCTCTTCCTGAGGCGGCAGGGGCGGCAACTGCATACGCGGCAGACGTCGTTCCGGTGGGGCGCTGTTGTTGGGCAGGGCACGCCGCTGATCGGCGGGCGTGGCCTGCCAGAGATGTTCAAAAGTGTGTGCATCCTCAATGTTGGCTGGCTTATCGGTCCGGCTCCAGACCGCCAGAGGAGGCAAACAGCAGGCCACAACGACGCAGAAGATAAAGCAATAAAGCCGGATTTCGGTATTCGCCATGAGTGTTCCCTTTTCCGACGCTTGCATTGCCGGCCGTATAAAAAAACAGGCAGCCGCAAAAATGCAACTGCCTGCGTTCATGACTGGTGCGCCCGGCAGGAATCGAACCTGCGGCCTACAGCTTAGGAGACGGTCGGCATAGCATTTCAGGGATTCCCTATCTGACTTAACTGCTTGTATAAGAAGCAGTTCTGATGCATTCTTATTCCCAGCTTTTCCCGTCAATGCTAGGAAGGTGGGCACCACATGGGCACCAAAGAAAATCAAAACATGGCCCGGCTGCCCTGGGGCAGTGTCCAGGGCAAAGAAGGAGTCGTTTATCGAGAACACCCTACACGCAAGCATGGTAAACGCCCGGACAGATACATAGCCATACGCTACCGCAGTGGCCAGGGCAAGCGAGCCCTGGAGGCCTTGGGCTGGGCGTCGGATGGCTGGACAGTGGACAAGGCCGTGGCTCTGTTGCGCGAGTTGAAGGAAAACATCCGCCTGGGCCGACGGCCTCAGTCTCTCAAGGAAAGGCGGGAGATGGCCGAAGCCGCCAGGCTTGAGGCCGAGCGCACTGCCGCCAGGGCAAAGCTGAGAAGCATCACCTTCGGCGAACTGGCGGAGCTCTATAAGGCATGGGCCAAGGAGCGCCGCGTCAGCGCCGGAAGTGTGGAACAGGTTCTGGACATGCACATCCTGCCCGTTTTGGGTGATCGCGTCGCTGCGGAAATCACCCCCGCAGACGTGGAGGCCCTGCGCAAACTCGTGGCGGACAAGCATCCGCTCACGGGCAGGAATAAAAATACGCCGGGAGCCTGTCTGTCGCCGCAGACGGTCTTGCACGTCCTCAAAACCGTGCGCGAGGTTTTCAATTTTGCCCTGGAGACGCCCGCGCCGCACGAGCCGGGCGTTATGCTGTTTTCGGGGATGAATCCGGCCATAATAAGCCGCCGAGGGCGCGGCATCCATGTGCCGAAAAATGACGCCCGCAGGCTGAGGATTTTGAACGACAAGGAGATCACCACTCTGCTCGCTTATCGGGGCAGGCGCAAAGAGGCTTTCGCGGATCTGCACGACATGATCCTGCTGTCTCTGGACATCGGCCCGCGTGCCGGCGAGCTGGTCCACATCCGGCGCGAGTCGTGCGACCCGGTAACGGGCGCTGTGCGCATCTACAAAGGGTCCAGGGACAACGATACCACCAAGGGCGGCGCGTCCCGGCTGCTGTTCGCCGGTCAGCTTTTTCCCGAAGCCTGGGAGATGCTGCGCAGCCGACTGAGCCAGCCCGGGAATGGACCGTATCTTTTCCCTGGTCCCGGCGGAAAGGCCCGCGACTCCAACGGGCTCAACCGCGCCATGCGGCGCATCATGGAAAAGCTGAAATTCAATGAGGGCGTGGACGATCCGCGCAATACGGTAGTCTGGCACACGTTGCGCCATACTTACGCGACCAAGATGCTCGAAGCCGGGACCGACATTTACACCCTCAAGGAACTGATGGGGCATGCCTCGGTCACGACAACGGAGATATACCTGCATCTGTGCGACCGGGCCAAGCGCGAGCAGGCCTTGGCCCGTATTGCCCTGACCCGGAAGCACAAATGACTTAAAGCTGCGGGACGACAATGGTCTTCACCCCTTTGCTTTCGAGGTATGCCAGGAAGAAGGGCGTCGGATAGACGACGGATTCACCTATTTTCTGGCGCACAAGCGGTCCCTTGCTGACTGCGTCGTCGTTGGCGAGTTTCTTCGGGGATACAGCGCCACCCGTGAAGTAGGCTACCCTCTTCCGGGCGATGAAGGGCGGGAGTTGCTCCAGGTATGGCGCCAGATCGGTGAGTTCCGGATTCGGGGGTAACGGCTTGTTATTCATCGTGGCTATCCTCTTGGGACTGGTGAGCCTTCATAGGCTTATAAAACACCATCCAGTGCGTTCTGTTTTTTGCCGTCGTCGTACGACGCGCTTCCCGGTTTCATGCCTTGATTTCCTCCAGCAGACTTTCCATGTCCTCAAGGTCTGAGTGTATGGAGTACAGGCTATCTGCCGTCTCTTCCATTTTCTGCCCGCGTTCGCTCCCCTGGAGGCCTACCGGAAGATTGTCGAAAGCCTCTTGCTCCTCGGCGATTACTGTATCAAGAAGCTCCCGCGCGGCTGAGATATGCTCCATAGCCTCATCAATGCGTTTACGGCGGTCGTCATTCATGGCTAACACATCCTCAAGGGAAAGCGGTTCAGGGTTTTTTGAACATTCGGAGATAACCAGAGGCATTCCCTCCGATCTGAGTTGCCCGAAGATTTTGTCATCCGTACCGCCATCGTCCAATCTCCATACAGGCGTTCATAAAGAGGCGAGGTGTAACCGGAAAGCACAACCATGCCCGACAGGCTCCGCAAGACCTCCGCAAGCTGTTCATGGTCCGCATCGGTCATCTCATAGCGGTAGCAATCGCCGTGGCTTGTCCGACTCCCTCGGGGGTATGGAGGGTCCACATAAAAGAGTGTTTCATCATTGTCGTAGCGCCGCAAAACCGAGAGTGCGGGCTTGCACTCCACGGTCACGGCCCGCAGGCGGCTCACAAAGGCAGTGATGCTGTCCGGGTAACGGGACCACTCGGAGGACGGAAGGGAACTGGCCGCCCGTTTACAGCGGAAGCCGCTTTTGTACTGCGAGGAGACAGAGGCGCTGCCGAAGCCCATGTATGCCCGGACCAGTGTGCGGCGGGCCTGCTCCACGGGGTCATCGGAAGCTGAATACGACAAATCATATTCGACGCGGGCAAAGGGTGTCAGTTCCAGTATCTTTTTCAGCCGCGCGGCACCGGGAGGGTCACGCAGCACTCGAAAGACGTTGACGACTTCTTCATCCAAGTCGTTATAGACCTCCTGCGCCGATGGAGACTTGCGCAAGAGTACGGATGCTCCTCCTCCGTAGGGTTCCACATACGTGTGGTGCGGAGGGAAATGGCCGATTATCCACGGGGCGAGCTTCCACTTGCCGCCGTGGTATCGCAGGACAGGGCGGGTTATCTCCATCCTTATCCCTCCGCCTTTTCCACGAACACGGACTTGCCCTCCGCGATCCAGCTCTCAGGGATGAGGATATGGTGGGCCTGGGCGCAGTGCGGACACTTCCATTCCAGCTCAAGAACTCGGATGGCCCCCCAGGAGCTGACATCCGCGATGCTGCATGAGCCCCATGTCTCTTTAGCCGCGCGGCGCATGGAGATTTTGGCCACGTCGCCGATACGGACGGGCAGCGGCGGATTTTGGGGCGAGCGAAACATGCCGTCCGCAGGCGGTTCGGCCAACAGGCGCAGATGCTTATAACGGTAGTCAGCCTTCTTGGCCGGAGGGGGTACGTCTTTCCATGTGACCATAACTATCTCCATACTGCTCCCGCCAGCACATTGCAGACGGGCCGGGCTTTGCAGGTGGAACATTCCGGGCCACGGCTCCATCCGCCGCAGCATTGGCCGAGGAGCGTGAGGACTTCGACCGTCTCCTGGATGTCGTAACACCACAGGTTCACCATGCCGTGGAGCATGAGACCCGGCGCTTCCAAGGGGCCGCGCACACCGAGCACCGGCGTTCCCGCTCCGGCGGCGAAGCCTACCTCCACACCCGCGTCCTGGCCGGACGCTCCCAGGTAAATCACCACATCCGCGTGGCGGCAGGCGTCGGCGCAGAACTCGAAAACCTGGCCGCCCTGTTGCTCCGTGTCGAACCAGCGGCGGCGCTGCTCGGGGGTGAGTTCCGATGGGGGCGTGCCCTTGTCCGTCCAGTCCAAAATCTGAACGTCGGAGATGCGGGCGCGCAAGGCGTCGTGGAAAAGGCGCACGGCGTGGAGCAGGCGGAAGGAAGCCGCGGTATAAACGGTGAGCGGCCTCATATCACCTCCAATTCGTCTTCCCATGCGCTGAGTTGCAGGCCGGACGAAAATTCAATGATGTAACGGGAGGCCGCGCCGTAGTCGTAATCCACGACAGTGGCGGCGAAGTAGCCACGATAACCGGGAATGTAGCGGACGCTCTGACCGATGGCGTATTTCATTGACGTACCTCCCTGGCCAGATCGGCCCGATAGGCGGCCATCTTTTCAAGAACGCGCTGGCATCCTCTGACCGAGGCGTCAACAATGTCCACCGGGTTCACCCGGCCCAGAATCAGGCCGCAAGACTGCGTTTCGTCCTCATGGAAGGTGGTAAAGCTGATATACAGGCCGCGCGCGTCCGGAGCGTTCAAGGCCGTATCCAGGGCCTCATGCAGCCGGGCTCTGTCCTGGACGCTGACACTCAGCGGGGTGATATTGTTATCGGACATGGTGCGGCTCCTTTCCATTTTTGCAGGCGCGGGCCATGCGGCCCAGGCGGCGCTGTTCGGAAAATTCGCCCCACAGGCCCAGGGCGAGGCCGATAACGGCGAGGATGGCGAGTACGATGATCATGCCCGCACCTCCCGCATCGCTGTCGTTCCCATCTGCAAGCCGCTTTGCGGCAAGGACGGCGGCGTCCTGCGGGGATACGGCAGGATAATGCCGCGCAGCAGGGCCAGAATGCCGCTGTGGGTGGCTCGGACGCGCACCTTGTCCCCTCCAAGGTTGACGATGTAACAGGCGGCCTTGACAGGCCGTGCCGTGGTGAAATACTCTTTCGACATCTGATTCCCCTTTTGGCCCTTGAGCTGCTGCAACAGCTCAAGGGCCGCTTTTTGTTTACAGCCCGCCGCGCCTTTGCGCGTTGCGGGCCAGTTCCATGACTTTGAGAATGGCCGTCAGAGCGTCCTGACCGTCCGCGCAGATGCGCGCCAATTCTTCGGCGGTCACCGTACCGTCGTCCAGGGAGCGCGCCACCTGGGCCGCGAAGTCCCCAAACTCTCTGATGCAGGCCACCAGTCCGCGCGTCACCTCATGGCCGGAGACGGAGACCGGCGGCATCTCCACAAACACCCCGCCCAACTCCCGCGCCATCTCGTGCAGAGGCGCGCGGCCTTCGGTGGCTTTCATCAGGGCCATCATTCTTTCCGCGCCCAGCTTGTGGCCGGGCTGCGCCGAAAGCTCGCTCATCATCGTGGCGTAAGGGCAGCCAAGGACATCGGCCACCTGCTCGGCGGAAAGGCCGTTGGGCGCGTTCTTGACCATTGCGTGACAAATGGCGGTGAGTGCGGACATGCGAAAATTTCCTGCTGGTTTGCGTGACGGCTGATCCTGAGACGTGCTAATTTTTCACAACCAGAAAAAATTTTTACGCATGGCTTGCGTCCTGTGCCGCCAAACCGGGGAAAATCGGCATTGAGCGAGGGCGCCCCATTGGCCCGGCAAAGGGCGTCGGCAGAAGTTCTTCGGGCAGTCCAAGAGTTACAAGTTGCTTGTGCCTTTTCGCGGGAATGGTTTCACGTCGGAGCATCACGCTTACGAAGGCGCGTGATACCCCCATCGCATCGGACAGGGCCTGTAAGGTGATCCTCTGCTCTTCCAGCCAGAGAGTGAGGGCCGCTTGCCGTTCCTCGTTTGACATGGGCGATTTCTCCTGTAAGAAATGGTTAACAAAAATGGTTATGTGTTGGGGAATATTTATCAATATAATTGGTAAATGTAAACAAGATTTTTTATTTTATCAAAAAAATATGATGCAGCTATACGAACGAGTCAAGGCAGTCGCCAAAAAATATTGCGGCTCCGACAAGTCACTGTCAGAGCTATTGAGGCTCCGCCAAAACACATTCAGCTATTACCTGTCGCCTAAAAGCCAGAACAATTTGTGGCCTCTCTTACCAAAAATTTTGGAAATTTTTCCAGAGGTAAATAGAAATTGGCTTTATTTTGGAGAAGGTGAAATGTGCGGGATGGGCAGTGCAGCGAAACCAACCGCTTCTCCTTCCGGTGAGATTTGGAAACGTCCCAAGCGTATTGCATCAGAAGTCTCATATCCTGATGACGCTCTCGGCCGTATCGCCCAGATGACCAATGTGCGTACAAGCAGCGCGTTAGAGCTGCAAAGCGTGTTCGGAGCGGACTTCAAGGAAATCAAAAAATTTCTCTCGCGTTACTTCCAGGCGCGGGACGCCCGAGAAGAATGGCTTGTTTCCGGCGGCAAGGAAGAAGAGATACCACCTCCGCTTGAACCAATCCCGGACGAGTGGCTGCACTATTTCTGGACGCATTTTGGGCCCAATCCCGGATGGGTTCAGAATGGCGAACGCGATTCCTCCCATTCCCCACCGCTACGCGAATGGCCGCGTGATGCGGAACTGGAGCGTTTATACAAAGCTCTTCGATTGGCACGGCAGGAATGCACGGAATTGCGTGAAATTCTGGAGAAAAAGGGCGTTGATATGGAAGAGTATGAATTGGGGAAAGAAATGACAAAAAATGCCGGCTCGCCGACGTCTGTCCGTGGCGAGCTGCCGAACGAAAATTAGGGCCGATGCAATAGGAGGCGTCATGCTGAAAACTCCACTGCTGTTTCTTGTAGTGCTGGCCGCCCTGCTGCTGACGGGCTGCCATCACGGTGGTTGGTGTTAGCCGTCCTGGTGACCAATACTAATTTCATGAGAGAGGGATGGCATGAGGATAGTTCTGAAAATATTTCTGCCCGTTCTCTGCGCGGCATTGCTGCTACCGCTCTCCCCCGCCTTGGGGGAAACGCATGATCCGCAACCCTACAACTATTGTTACTCCAGCACCTTCAAACGAAATACCGGACTCAAAGTGGTTATCACGACCACGAAACGCGACATGAGCAAAATGACCCGCCGCCAGCTTGCCGAAACCGCCCTCTCTGCGGCCAGGCACTACGGCGGCAACCATGCTGTGGTAAATGTTTTGCTTTCGAGCAGTTGCACCGGGGGAGGCAGTATGCTGGCCAGGGCTCAAACCGAATGGGGCAAGGTGACTGTGCTGGATGCTATGGACAAAGGCCACGGCCCTGGCGCGATGGCTTTGAAAGTAAGCGACGAAGTGGGGGGCATGACCCAAGGGCTGCGCACGACCACCGATAACGATTATGCTGCGGCCGGGCAAGTTTTAGGTATTAGCGCCAGTAAAGCCAAAAAGCTTCACATGGGACTGATCACTTCATTGGAGCCCTGCCCCCAAGCTGACGGCACCCCGGCGATGCCGCCGAGTCGGTAATCATAAGACAAACAAGCATATTGTCGGGATGGAAGTGGAACTAGCCGAAGAACGCCGCCTGAATCGGCGGCTTACTCAGCGGTTGCTAGATAGTAGGGACGAGGCAAGAACGCAGAATGATAGCGGCAAAACCTAAAGCATAAGCGGAGATATCCGCTTGCCACTGACGGGGGCTGAACGTGGCAAAAGATTTTGACGATCTTGGCATATTGGGCCGGGCGGTCGTTATTTTTGCGATTCTGGCGGCATGGGGAACAGTCTATAACGCTGTCAGCGAAGCCAGCGCGATACAGACTTTTCTCCTTGTTGCCCTTTTTTTTGCTATTGCCGCTTACATCCTTTACATCTGGACACGTCCGCCTACCAAGCCGTGGAAAGGCAAAGCCCACTACCCCATAGAGGGGAAACGCATTTCTGTGCCGAGCGAAACGCAGGAAGGCATCAGCTATATTATCTCACCCCCCAGCGTGACCTGCTCCTGCCCGGATTTCCAGAAAGAACGGGCCAGAGCCCCACAAGACAGCCCTTGTCGCGTCTGTAAGCATTTGATGCACTATTACGTGCAACATCCCGATGACATCCCTAGCTCTTTGACTCCTTTTGCTGATATATTCGTCCATTTTGATGCCAAGGATGCCCGTATTCCATATGCTGAACCGGGTATCTGGTCCGGCGTTATCGGAGAAGCCGGAACACTTATCACTTCATGGAAGGAGTCTCTCCCTTGGGTCAATATTTACGTTGGCGATAAGAAATATGGCTATAATATAGAGGAAAAGCGCTGGTCGTATGGGGAACAACCGTGCAATGCAGATGAAATTTTGCCGTTGCTTCATGCTGTTTTGATATAATAATCTTCCATATGTCTTTAGTACACTCGCATTCGCGACATAAGCAAAGGATGGTCATCATGACAAGTGAAAATATTTTTCATTTTATAAAAAAATATAGCATAATACCAGAAAATAATCTTAACACTTATACAATAAATGGAACGAATGTTCCATTCGACTCTAATATTATTTGCAGATATCCTGAAGGTGCTCGGCACAAATGCTTTGTTAGCGTAGGCGCAGCACAACTTACAATATACAAAAAATCTGGATTACTTTCAGCAGATAGAAAAATTATTGAGAATATATCAAAAAAATTAAATACATTAAAAGAAATCCCGTTAACATCGAGTGAAATAGACAGCATCCTGGCAACAACTCAAATTGAATCAATTTTGCGATGTTTACGTTTTTTTGAGAATTTTCCTTTACCAGAAGAAACATTTGCCTTTCTCATTAAGCATATAAAGGAAATGGAAAAATGGTCAGCGCAAACATATGAAAATCAAGGAATCTGTTTTGGCATTGGCATTACCCCAGAGCATGAAGGTACAGACATTCATATTGATGCACTTTATGCTGATGACATGCTCAAGGTTCTAACATCTGGAGTGGAGACCCTTATTGTCTGCGATACTAATGGGAAAATTGTTTCCTACGACAAACTGCCTGCCCCCGAGCAGAGGGACAGGCTCCCCCAGCCAGAAGGAGAAAGAACAAACGGGAGCATTCACGCTTTCCGTAGGATTGCTGACTGGTCTCGAAAGAAGTTAGCTGTTCTTCTGACTCAGCGAGGCGATATCCTCCTGTTCGCAAATGGTGTCCTGGAATTTGCAAAGCGTCGTTCCAATTGGCATATTGTTCGTGTCTCACCTCTTCTCCATATGATGAATTCAACCTGCGGTTTTGACTCCAGATTGAAGGCAGCCATTGCTGAAACATGCCTTGATGCTTCATTCAGGCGCACTGGAGCTTGTATTGGTATAATCGACGACGAAGCCATTCCGTATGTTCTTCAGAATGATGATATCATACGCATGGCTTCGAAGGCACGTACAAAATTTTTCGAACACATTGTTGGGCAACAACATTTTCAAGATATTCCTCGCGAAGTGCGTCAAGAAATGGTTGCTATTGATGGAGCTACCGTCCTCAAAAAAAATGGCGATATTGTCGCTATTGGAGCTATTCTAAAAATCAACAATACTCCTGTTCATAATCGCACAATGGGAGGGCGAAGTGTAGCGGCTCAACAGCTCGCTTGTCGAGGTTTCGGGATAAAAGTATCTGCTGACGGGGGGATCACAGGCTGGCGCAATCAGCATCCTCGACTTGACCGATGCCCTCGTGAACAAGGCAATGATGATTCAGAGTGTCCTTCCGGGTGCCAGATTGAAAAATACTTTGAATTATTTTAGAGGACGCATTTTACGCTCGAATACTGTTGAGCGGCGGCCGGGCAAGTTTTAGGCATTAGCGCCAGTAAAGCCAAAAAGCTTCACATGGGACTGATCACTTCACTGGAGCCCTGCCCCCAAGCTGCCGGCACCCCGGCGATGCCTCCGAGCCGATAATCACAAAGCAGATGCATTGCCGAGATGGAAGCGATGCGCGCGGCTGGCAAAAAGGCAAGCCCCGGTATACTCTGCCACGGAGAGCGCCTGTGGCTCAGGCATTTGCTCTTGGCAAAGCGGAAAACTCCGACAAAAAACGGAGTTTTTTATCTACTTCTTCAAGAATGTCTCCATAAAATAGAATATGTGGCGTAGAGAGATTGCTTACTTTTTTTCTATAAATCATATCTACATTTAAACCTATAATTGTAGTCGTCATATCTTTTTCATGCGTTGCAATATTAAGTCTATCTTTTCGATTCAGTTGCATCCAATGAACTAAAAAATAAAAACTAATATGACAATCATATTCCTCTTCACATTCTTGTCCAAATATATATTTTCCACGATTTAACTTGTATATATGCTCAAGATTTTTATTTAACTTAATTAAATTGTCTTCAATATCCTTTTGGGCATTTTTGAAATATCCATCAGTTAAAGAGAATATAGCAATGTATGCCAGAAAAATTTCTTCAAACGATGACCCCGCATAAGTCCGCACAAATACGGAAAAAAGCTCTGCACGCTGCGCCAACGTTCTGAGCGACTTGTCAGCAAACAAAAGGGCTTCCGAAGAAAGTATCCCCGCCAAGGAGTATAAAATATAGCCTTCCTTTTTGAACCGTTCTGTCAATGTGCCCAGCATGGGGATTCTGTCAAGCAGAGAGCGTACAAAGATTCTTTTATCAACTTGCGGCAGGGTATAAAAGACGTCAAAAAATTTCCCCAGATAGTCCATGCGGCAGTCGCAAACAGCAGTTTCATCTTCTATGACCCGTTTAAGCCCGAAGGTGTGTTCCACTTGCTGCAAAAGCTGGGAGGAATCCACGGCCAGCAAAAACACCACATGGGGCACATTGAAGAGGTGTTTTATGCGCTCCAGCAGATCAATGGCATAGGAAGGGCGGCAGCGGTCAAGCTCATCAACCATGATGAAGAGCGGGAAGCCGCCTGCCATGCCGGCAGTGGCTGCGGCCAGTTTTGTAAGCTCGGCATTGAACTGCCGCACTGTGGAGTAATACCCGGAAATTCTGTCCGTGAGGCTCCTCAGCCCTTCCGCACCGGCATTAGCCGCCGTTGCCGCTGGGTTGCCGGTAACGCCTAAGCCGAAGGCGGCCCCTTTCATCAGTTGCACGGCAAAGCCAGCCAGCTTTAGTACGGCATCGCGCATGGCGTGAAGCATCTGCGGACAGCTTGTTTGCTGCGCCTGATGGTGGATGGCGGCCATCAGGTTGACGAGCGGATCGCCAGACGCATCCTGCTCCCAGGCATTGAAATAGATGCAGGGTTTCGAGTCAGCCAAAAGCTGCCGACGCCATGCCTGGAGGAAAAAGGTTTTGCCGCTGCCCCAGGGAGAGGCCAGACCAATGACATACGGGCCTAGCGTGTTATGGACGAGCGTCGTCAGCCGATCCGCATACTGCTTACGGCCAAAGAGGTCGTTATCCCAGGTCATGGCCGCGTGGTCGTTGATTTGCAGTCTGGTCAGGCCAAGATCGCCAGGCATGTTAAAACTCCTGCAGGACTGTGTGGATGCGAGGTTTACGCTCGATACTGCTGGGCCGCGGCGGCCAGAAAGCCGCTGCGGGTCATACCCGCAAGTTTGGCCTTGGCGTCAATGCGTTCCAAAACGGTTTCCGGAAAGGATACATTAACGCGCACAAGTTTTGTGTTGGGCACTTCGCATGGAACCATCTGGAACAGCGTGCCTTCAGGCAGATGCATATCCGCTTCCTCGCACCATCGGGCGATATGAGCGCGCGCCTGGACCATATCAGAGGCTTCCGGCAGGGGGTCACCGTCTTCCAGCATACATTTCACGCGCCCGCGCAGGGCCTCCTGGGCGGCGGCAAAGGCTTCTTCAAGCGTGTCCCCCTGCGTGGACAGCTCAAAATCAGTAAACAGGACGGCCCACTGGCCGCCTGACGGGATGAATGCTGCAAAATAAGTTTTCATTTCGTTCTCCTCAATTTCAGGCCGGATTGGCGCTCAATGCTTTTGATGACAAAAATGTTTAGGTCTTTTTTGGGATGCTGGACGGTAGTCTTACCGGGCTTGGTGGGATGTTTGAAGTGCCAATGATCTCCCTCGGTGGAGACATGATACCAGCCATCGTCCTGCAAAATTTTTATGACTTCCCTGCTGTTCATAATTTATATATACACACTTTTTACACATTTTGTCAAGAGAATAACCAAACTACCATGCTCCGTTGTGGAAGAGCCGCTCCGGCTCGCGCTCCAAGGCCTCGGCAAAGGCCCGGTTGCGCCGCGCGGCCATGTCGTCGCCTTCGGTGACATAACGGGCGCGAATGGCATGGGCCAGCGCCGCGAAGCTGTGCGGGGCGCGGGCGGGCAGGAGCCAGGCGTACAGGTTCAGAGCGTTTTGCTGCATCTCGGCCAGGGTCGGTTCCCACCGGCTCGCGCCGGTAATGGGGTTGGGTTCAGTCCAGGGCATGGGGCGCCTCCGGGGCGGTTGTCCGGTGGGCGGCAACGGCCTCAACTTCGTGGATCAGGCGAAAAAGATTCGCGGCCTCCGATACCATAAGACGCTGGCACTCTCGGCCACAGCAGTGCTCCAGAACAACACCGGATCGCTCATAAAGGCGAAAAATGCGTTTGCCGACATCCAGCAGAATGCTGCCGTCCTCGGTGATATGGCGGTGGATATGAAGCGTGAGCGTTGTACCGTGCATGATGGTGGTCCTTTTTTGAGTGTGCGCCCCCGGCCATGTGGCACTGACCGGGGGCCGGAGAATCAGATGATGCCGATGATGTAATCTGGCTCCAGGCCCATGATGTCCGCGAAAATCTCTTCCGGGTCGTCGCCGTTCTCCAGGGCTTCCATGACGGCCTCGCGGGCGTCGCGGATGGTTTCCAGAGCTTCTTCGCGGCTCAGTCCGTCGCGGCGCATGAGGATGGTCAGCAGTTCATTCATTTTCCGGCTCCTTTTTGGCTGGTATGAGGTATGGGCCCCCGGCCCGTGGCATGGCCGGGGGCCTTTCGGCTTAGTGATTCAGAATCCAGTGGGAGAAATCGACCACTGACCGGCAACCTTTGGGCAGGCCGTACTTGAGAGTGTCCTTGTGGATGATCCATCCGGAGTAGCGCCCGCAGTCGCCGCCCAGGTAGTACCCCCCGCCACCGGTGTAGTTTTCGCGGTGCTCCACTCCTCCGGAGCCCGCGAGATGAGCGGTTTGGGGAAAGGTGGCCGCGAACTTGCGCATCTCGGCAAAGTTGTTGCGGTCGGATGTGGAAAAGCCGAGCAACACCCGCTCCGTCACGTCGTAGGCGAAATAGTCAGTCTGCGTATCGGACTTGTCCTCATGGTATTCCGCGATGAGGTAGCCCTTGGCCCATTCGGGCGTGAACTGTTGCCAAAGCTGTTCGCAGCGAGCTTGTTCGATGAGGCGCTCTTCATCGGCCCTGCGGCATTCTTCCAGGCGCTGCTGCTCGGCCGCCGTGGCGGCTTGGTACAACGCTTCGCATTTGGCCGGATCTTCGCGGTACTCCGTTTGGCAATCCCAATGGAGTATTGTGCAATTCGGAGCGGCGACGTGCGCCGCTTCGATCCAGCGGCCTTCGGGGCGGCCGTCATAGCCCTCCTCGCGGGCGATATACAGTCGGGCCGCGCCGGGGATGGCCGTGCCGTCCAGAAAACGGGTGGTCTGCGTGGATGACTCCACACGGACCACGGTATATTCCATGTTGTAGCTGCGCACGAGACGGCCCAGATAGTTGTTGATGTCCTGCGGGGCGTTCTGCCCCTGCCCGGCGCCGATGAGGAGGATGGGTCCGGAAACGGTGACGTTTTGCATGATGGTGGTCCTTTTGGTTGAGGTTATGGCCCCCGGTGGCACGGGGGCCTGGACGGCTTAGAAAGCGTTTTGGTTTCCGACTTCGATGAGCAGTTCAAAGGCGGGAATCAAGTCCTCGCGGTCATATTCCATTTCGAGGTCGGTCATGATGTGGCAAAATTCCGGAAACCTGTCGTTCACATCGTCGCCGCACTGGCCGTTCACCCACCGATCCCCGACTTCCACCACGAAGTCGGATTCGATGTGGTTGTCTTCGGCCCGATTCAGAATGACGTTGGCGAGGCGGATGGCGTTGTAAGCGTTTTTCATGGTTTGTTCCTTTTGTGTAAGTTGTTGATTTTGCATAACTTATTCATACCATAGGGGCGCTTGGCGTCAACAAAAAATCAAACAAAATCGCATAATTATTCAAAAAAAAGCCCCGCCGGAGCGGGGTTTTCGTACCTATACAGCCAGAGGCAGGCCATACTGATCGGCGTATTTGCTGCGGGCTCTGTTCTCCTTCTCGCGGGCCTTGTAGTCGTCAGGGAGCCAGTTCTTGCCCTGAGCGGCGACCATGTTGAACCGCTCCCACAGCGCGTTGTCGTTGAACTTAAAGTGGCAGGTTCCCTTTTTATAGGGACGCATCTCGAAGTAATCACTGACGGTCAGCACCCCGGAAGCCTCACTTCTATAGAGTTGGAAGGTGTTTCGCAGCGCGGCGCTGATAGTCACAGACACATCCTCCAGCCGTTTGCCCTCCAGAAAGGCCATAGCCCGATCCAAATCTCTCAGCCGTTCCTCGGCGTTGTAATTGATATGCCATTCAGGCCACTCGGAATCCACAATATAGGGCAATACAAAACGCTCATTGACCTTCCATGCGTCGTTAGTTTTCCACCCCCCAACAGCCAGGCGGTTTTCTTTATGGTAGCGAGTGAGTTCGTCGAACGCTTCCACCACGCACTGGCGCAAGATGTTGTGCCGGTTGGCGAACAGCGTGTCGAGCAGGGAAAGAATATTCGGCTCGCTGAACGCCATGCACTCGTGTTCCTGGCGAAGCTGGCAGAACTCGCGGCGTACCCCGGCGGACATGAGTTCGCCAGCTTTGGTCAGCCGGAACACCTCATCCCACGCGCATTTTTTCAGGCCGCGCACATAGTTATTATAGGCATGTTCCTGCGTCGCGCGCGAGATGTTGCCCCGCATCAGATCTTTTACAGCCTCGGCCAGAATGTCCGCCGTTTTGCCGTTCGGAGACAGGCTCCCGGCATAGTGGCTTAACTCCTGCACTTTGGAAGCCGCTTCGAGAAAAAGCGAGCGGACCTTGTTGAAGGAGAGCACTAAATTGCTCACAGTATTTCGGGTGGCGATTTCGCCGTCAAAACGATGTTCGTCATCGAACTCCGGCGCGGCGTCTCTCTCCATGCCGGAATTAAGAAAGTCGAACTGCGGTTCCGGAATTTCTTTGTGCAGATGCACCAGGCTAACGCGCACAGATGTGCTACGCTCGGCCCCCTCGAAGCAGGAGCCGAAGTGTTCCACCTCGCCGTGCTCCTTGATGATGACGGCGAGACGTTGCCGGGCCGCCGTGCAGGGGTTGAGGAGGCACTGCTCGTTGAGCAGGCAAAGGATGTCGCCGTGCTCCAAAATTTCCCAGGCGTGCAGAAGGTGTTTTTCCGCCACGCTGAACGGCGGATTCATCAGAATACAGTCGTATATCTCGTCCGGCCAGAAGGACAGAAAGTCGGCGGCAAGCAGCTTGTACCCCTTGCCGCGCAGGGCGGCTTGCAGCTCCGGATGAATTTCACAGCAGTGAATAGCGGAGCGGTATCTATCCCCCCGACTGTGGTAGCCATACTGCCGGGTATCTTGCAGCATGGCGTTTACGGCGGCGTCGGCCAGATCCCCCTTGCCCGCGCTCGGTTCCAGAATGGAGGCTGTGCGCAGGCGTTTCGGCTCCAGATGGGCCAGCATCCGGGCGGCCACGGAGGCCGGGGTGGGATAAAAACTTTCGTTATACATGATGGCGGTCCTTGGGTTGAGGTTAAAGGGGCCGCCCCGGACGTGTGGCACCGTCCGGGGCGGGTTGAGGTTCAGCAGTCCATGAAGGTGCTGTAGACGCGGTTCAGAAGGCGGTCGATTTCCACCGGCTCCAGGCTGCTGTCGTCGAGCACGCTTTCGATGGGGGCGATAAGGTCTTCATACTGCGGAGCCGGAAATTCGGCTCCCTCGCCCCGGTTGCGGACCTTGAGAAGCAGAATGATGATGTCCGCGCTCTCTTCATGCCCTTCCAGCAGGTCCATGACCTCGCTGGCGACTTCGTTCATGTGTTGTACGCCCATACCGTGCTTCTTTTGTGTAAGTTGTTGATTTTGCATAACTTATTCATACCATAGGGGCGCTTGGCGTCAACAAAAAATCAAATAAAATTGCATAATTATTCAAAAAAAAGCCCCGCCGAAGCGGAGCCCTTTTAAAGAGTACGATGTGCCAAGTGGTGTGGCGAAGGATACTACGCTCAAGAACAGCAATCGCTGCCGCCATCCGTAGATCCAGGGACAACGGCTGCCGCTCCAGCGCGGCTAGTCAGGGTCCATATTTTTGTCCAGTCCCAACGACGGAGCGGCATTGATCGCCTTGCGACGCGCGCGGGGATTGGTGTGCCGGTAGAAGCGAACGATCATTTTTTCATTGGCGTGCCCCATAATCTCAGCAACGCACTTGAGTTCAGCTCCATGATCCAGAGATCGGCTGGCAAAGGCATGGCGCAAGTCATAAGGGCGGATGCGGCGGCTGATCCCCGCTCGGCGCAGGGTATTATGCCAAGCCCGGCTGATACTGCGCACAGGCCGCCCCTTGTAGTGGATGACCCACGGGCAACCCAGGGCCGCGTCCTCTTTCTCCCACTGCCGCAGCATGCGCAACAGATCGCTGCGTAACGGCACCTCGCGCGCCTCCAAAGGAGCGCCCTTTGACGCATTGGGCATGCGTAATACCGCCACGCGCGTGTCCACGTCCGTCCAGCGCAGACGAAAAAGCTCTGACGGCCCTATGCGCGCCCCGGTGGCCATGCCGATGGCGATCACCCGTTGCAGATGCGGCGCGGCTGTCGCAAAGAGCATCCGAGCCTCACGGGCTGTGGGCGGGTCCGGCGTCTGCGGCGTCGGGCTGGACAACTGTAGTCCGGCCAGAGGATTGACGGACAGCAGGCCCCAGCGAACGGCCCAAGTATAGGCCGTTCTGACTATGCCCACTCTCCGGCAGGCCGTGCTTTTGCCTACGCCGCGCTTTGCCTGCAGTTCCAAAAAAGCCGCTACATCTTCCATGCTGATGCAGTGTGCCTTGCGGTGTCCGTAGATGCTTAAAAAAAGCCGCAAATGATAGTCGTTGGCCGCCCGCGTGGATGGATTGGACAGAGTATCCATATAGCGCTGCAACAGATCATCCACAGTGATGCCCGCCGGGGCCTGCGCGGCGCGACGGCGCTTTGCCCGGCGAATGATCTCACGCTCCCGTTCGTAGAGATCCGCTTGGGCGCGCTCAAAGGCCCGGGCTTTTTCTTCCTCGTCCTTGCCGAAACTTTTTACGCGGGGCTTGTTGGTCCAGGGTTCACGATACTTCACAATCCACGGTTTCCGTTTATAGGCCAGATAAAATACAGGCATGATGCCCTCCTCTATCCGGCTATATCGGCAATTTTCTTAGCAATAAAAAATTCTATTCACTTGCCCCGACAATGCCTCCGAGGGTATGGCAAGGGGATGTGTCGTTTGTTTGATCCCCTGGCAAAGCTGACCGGGCTGGGCGCGTATGCCCATATGGATATTGGCCCCGATGGACGAAGGACCATCCGTCTGACGTATGCGCGCATGGTGCGCGCCAATGAAGCGCGCAAGGCGCAAACCATCCGGGCGCGCTATGAGCGCTTGCTCCTGCTGCAACTGGACGTGCCCCCAGGGGACCGGCCCAGAACCGTGCAGCAGCTCGTGGCGAGCGGTAAAATCCGCGTGGTGGGTGGCAAGTACAAACGCATGGAATGAGGCTCCGGCAGGGCTCAATAAACCACGCCGGAGCAGTCATACACAGGGCGATACGGCACACCGCCATCAGACGGCATAGCTGATCGCCACGTCGGCCAGGGCGGCGGGAGATTTCGCCGCGACCACGGCGGCCAGCAGCTCGTCGCGGCGGGCCGTATGCAGGGCCAGCAGGGTGTCCGGTCCGTCCGGGTCGATACTGGCCAGCGAGGCAGCGGCCACGGCGACCTCGGCGGAGGACGGCGCGGACGTGGGCATGGTCAGGCTGGCCACAATGGCCGCGTCGCAGGCCGCCTTGACCTCACGCTCTTTTTCGGCCTTCAGCACGGCCAGCGGCTTGGCCGGGCGCTCCGTCACGGCCCCTTTGGGCAGCGGCCCGAGAATCTCCATATAGCGGGGCTGGCTGGTGTAGTCGTCGCCCATAGCGGGCTGCCAGAAGGGCGTGCCGCCGGTTTTGGTGCCTTTGGAATCCATATGCTGGCGGTGATCCTCCACTACCTCCCAGGCGCTGCCCGTCCAGCGGGCCGCGTGTCTGGTCGGGATGTCTGCGGGCGGGGCCACGGGCGTGGCCCCAGCGCAGACGGTCAACTCCTTACCGCCCACAACCTGGGCGGGCCGGGAGCCGGTAAGCGCGCCGGTACGCAAATCGAACGTGTGCATAGTGGTGCTCATAGTATCTCCTTGGATGGTTGAGGGTTATTGTTTCGCACTTCGCCTTTCCGAGCTTGGGTGCTCGGGGCCGATGGGGCGGCGGGAACTTGGGGCCGGGACGAGATTCGGAATATCATGGGTTCGGCGAAGCCTTTTGTTATGGATGCGTTTGAGCCACCAGTATCCGGGGCAATGTCAGTAACACGTATTGCCAACTCTACACAGTCAGGTGACTCGCGTCCCACGTTTGTACTGAATTTTAATGCCTCCAACTTCGTCCCGACCGGCCCGCAGAACGTGCCTCAACACATCTGGCAACCGATCATCCTCTACTTGGGCCGCCCGAGGTAAAGGATCACGGGGACTATGGTGTTTTCTGGGCGGGTGTTGCTTGCAATGCGCGGCGTACCGTGTGCGCCGTCAGATACATATGCCTGTTTCTGGGCGTTGGTCATGCTGACAGTACTGTTGTTATCTATCGGCACGACTGAAAGCATGGTGGGCACGTTTACATAATTCTGGCGTTCTGACGCACCTCCGTATCCGTGTACATGCCCCTGTAACGCGTCTTCTTGCCAGCTCCCGGCCTCCCGATCTGTCCCCAGCACCCAAGCTCGGAAAAACTGGCCGCCATGCAAAGGCAGATATAATCCCGTGGGGTTAGCGGAGTCCGGACGGAATTTGCCGAGGTTGGCCGCCTGGGTCGTTGAATCGGCATTCCAGGGCATGACCAGCCCGGCGAAAGCGCCGGATTTGTACTTTTTATAGAATTCCGGCCACAGATCGAATTCTATAAAGGAGCCGTCCGGCCATGCGTGATTCGGAGGCAGCGTGGTGGAGCAATGGAACTTCGGCGCTCCGATACTGAGCACACGAAGAACTTCAAGTTCTTCAATGGCGCTCTGTACAGTTTCTAGGGCTTCATTTGCCAGACTTTTCCAGAAATTTTCACTGCCGGACGCGCCGGGCTCTTTGACCCCGGCATCGGTGCCAAGGCCGTTTACCGCCAGCCACTTATATGCGGCGCCGTTGTGCAGTACGAGGATGGGCAGCAAGTAGCAGCCCTCCCTACTCCATGTGAGATTCTGATCCAGATAACCATCGGGATTCACGCTCAGCCCTGTGCGCGGCATGACGCCGCCCAGGGACGAAGGCGTGGCCGGAATGGATGTGCCTTCCGGACCGGGTTCGCCCCGCAGATCCACGGGATCGCCCCAAGTGCCGTCCGGGTTCTTGAGTTTAAGGCTGGTACCGGACCACATATAGTCGATGGACGGCCCCTGTAGGTTGACCCAATCCGTCCACGTGCCATCAGTTTTCTTCACGCGCAGACGGGGACCGTTCCATTCGAGATCCGGGGAAGGCCCGGCCGGGCCGGAGCTGTACGGCAGTTCGCTCCACGGCGTGCCCACATCACCCTCGGTCCTGATGCCGAACTTCATGAGTACCAGCCCGTCCGGCGTATACTCCACGCCCATTTCGCGGTACTTGAGCCTGTCGTCGGAGGCCGCCCACTGCGCCGTGGTGCCGCCGAAGACCTTGTAACCACTCGCCACGGGGGTAACTGTCTGGCTCATGTTACTTTCCTCCCTCCGGGGAAGGTTCCCCGGCATCAATATACTGTATGATTGTGCGCCCCGGTTCGCCCGCATCCAGGTAGCCGATAAGAGCGGTTCCCGTGGGCCCTGCCTCGCCTTTGTTCCCGATAGCTCCCTTGGGCAGCCCCAAGGTGATCCGTCCTGTGGCCGGGTCATAATCGGCGCTGGCCTCGGCGTCCGGCGCGAGAGTGGTGGCCGTGACGGTGACGCTTTTTACCTGGTCCAGCAGAGCGGCGGCCTCGTCCACATTGGCCTGCATACGGGCGGCCAGGACGGTGAAGCGCGCGTTGGCCTGCTCCACCACCTGTTCCGCGATGCGGCTGTGGCGCTCGTCTATGTCCGCCACCAGCTTGCGCAGGGTAGGCGTTTCCTTGCCTCCGAGAACCACGGTCTGCAATTCCGTGCCGTGCAGAAAGGTGTGCCAGATCCGGGCGTCAGCCGTGATTTCGTGCACAGCGGCGAGCAGATCTTCAATGCCCTCACAGGCCGTAACCATAAGCAATCTCCTTTTGGCGGCAGGCATGTTGCCAGTAATACGGCAACTCCGAATTCGGGAAGGTGCCGACACAGGCCGCCAGAGCGTCATGCAGACGAAAGATGTCCGGCGGCCCCATTTCGGTCAGCAAGCCGGTGAGTTGCGGGCACATGCGATTGCGCGACTTGAGCCGCAGTTCCATTGTGACGGTGATGTGGCAGCCGTGCAGCTTCCCGAAATGGGGCCGCGAAGCAAAACAGGCCTCGTGCTCCGACACCTGGCCGCTCAAAAGTAAAGGCAGTGAGAACCAGCCTGATCCCTGGGCCAGGATGTCGTGCTCGAAGCTCTCGAAAAAAGCGCATTCCAAGGGAGAAAGCATGACCGAGCACTGCACGACGGTTTCGTCGGTGGCATACTCCGGCCTACGGATCTGCGCGACTTCCGTGTCGGTGGTGACGCGCCGGTCTTCCGGGTCATAGGAATAATCGTCCTTGCGGGGGATCGGCATCCACGCCGGATATACGGGCAATGCATCCCTGGCCATCAGCTCCCTCCCCCGGCCCGTTCTTCCCCGTCGCTCTCCACAGCGGTAGACACATGCAGAACGCCGCTGAAACGCAGGGCCTGCATGTCTCCGGCCAGGTCATAAAAAACGTCGCGCGCGGCAATGCGGAAATAATAGGTTGTACCCGGCGACAAGCCGCTCCAGGTGAACGGCAGGGCATCGACGCTGCGCATCTCGGCCACCTGGGCCGCGGTAAAATCCGGCGACAGGCCGCGCAGGATGATGTATCCCGTCAGATCTTCCGGACCATCGGAAGCGTCGCCGCTTTCAGCGGGCAGGGTTACGGCGTTGAGCGTCACGCTGTCCGTTGTCACGGTCACATCCGCGTCGATGGGCGCGGGCGGCGCAGGGTCATTCGCCGCCACTGTTGCGGCGGCGGACACGCCGGACGCATTGCGCGCGACCACTGCGCACCACAGGCGGCGGTATGGCCCTCCGCGCTTGCGCTGGGCCTCCACGCCCCAGGTCCAGGAAGTCCCGGAAACGGTGGTGACCGCCAGGGCTTCGCCCCCCTCGTTCAATGCCACTGACACCAGATAATCCTTTGCCACTTCGGCGGAGGGCCAGGAAACGGCCAGCGACGCGCCGCTGTACGGCGTGGCCAGCACGGGCGTAACGGACTGCGGGGGTTGGGCATCCGTATCCCCGCTCCAGTGGGCCCAGGGGGATTGCAGGGAATCGGTTGCGGCGCGCACGCGTATCCGTACCGGCCCGCGCGCAACGGATACAGGGGCCTCAGTCATGTTGAAGCGGCCCCGGTTCGACCACTCCCCTTTCCCGCAAGCCACATGCAGCTCATACCACAGGGCTCCGGGCACAGCCGCCCAGCTCACCGCGAGAAGGGGTCCGGCCTGGTCCGTCACCCAGGCCGCAAGGCCCGCAGGAGCCTCAAGACTTTCGGTCTCGGGGAGCTGCCCCCGTCCCTGCCACGGCGGCGTGGGCAGATTGTACTGCCAGACCTGCGGCGCGTCGTTGCAGAGCTTGAGAGCGGAATGCCAAGAATCCTGCGGCGTCACGCCCAACACGATCATGCGGCGCTCGAACAAACGCGTGCGGTGCAGTGCCCAGGTGGTGGGAATGGAATCACCGCCCCGCGTCAGCCACTGGAAAGGATTTTCCATGCCCTGTGAAAGAACATGGATATAGTCGGGCAGATCCAGGGTCGCGACATAGGCGTCGCTTTTTTCCGCAAGACCTTTCAGCAGAACAGGCCCCCAAGCCGTGCCGTCCGGACGTGTCAGGGAAAGATACAGCTCCGGCGCGTCCTCGCGCCATTCGGGCAGGCCGCGCGCCATATCGCAAACGAGCGTGAGCGTCAGACCCTTTTCATCCCAGTTTTCCAGCACGCCGGAAGCTGTTTCCTTAAAACGCGGGTGTGCCACGGAAACAATATCGCCCTGGTTCAGCAGATGCCCCACGCCCTCCACCGTGCAGTCCACAAGGATGCGCCGCCAGCGATTGCGCGCCGACATCCCCTCTGCCACGGCATAGGCATGGTCGCGGTTCACAATGCCGATCATGGTCAGATTATAGGGCTCCCTGCTCTCGCTCTCCGGCAGCTTGGCCCGCACGTCGCGGGTCTGGAAGCCCGCATCCGCGTCTTTATAGGAAAGGACCACGTCATCGGGCGTGTCGTCGCTCCATGTGCCGTAGGTCACCTTGAAGGAATCACGCACAATATGCCTGGGCGTCAGCTTATAGCGCACCGGTCTGTCCGGGCCGTCCTCCATGAAAGACAGGATGGTCCCGGTCAGGCGCGGGATAACCAACATGGCGCGGCAAATTTCGGCAATCAGCTCCCAGACCAGATATGGGCCGTCGATATAGGCGTCGTAAAACCAGCCTTTGGCCGCCAGACGCGCGTCAATCTCCCACAGGGTGTCAAGGTCGATCTGGCTGTCGTCCAGACAACCGCCCCACTCCACCTTGGCAACCCAGCTTACGGCCGCCGCCCAGGAGCGGGTGGTGACGGGATCGCTCCAGGTCTTCGTCGTGAGATCATAGAGCGGCAGTTTGCGCGTGGCCACAACCGCGAATCTGTTGCTGGCGTTTTGGCTCAGCGAATTTGTTCCCCGGACGCGAAAAGAAAGCACTGATTGCTTGTATGTAAGAGTGCCGGGCAGCATGCCGCGCAAGGCCGCCCACTGCGTCATATCCAGAGAGCGCCCGTCCCCGGTGGTGTTGGAAGCGCGCCTGCCCCGCACCTGGTAGCGTCCCGGCGTCACATCGCAGACATGGGTCAGACGCTGGGCCGTGCGCGTGCCGCGCGCGTCGGAATAGGATTTGAGCGTAACCCACTCACTGACCGGTTTGCCCGCGTCATCTATGGCCTGATACTCGAATTCCCAGGCGATGCCGAAAGATTCTATGCCGCCTTGGTCGGTAAAATGGCCCCAGCCCTGCTGCATAACCATATCCAGCAGGATTCGGTAAACCTGCGTGCCGGGCGGGTTGACGGCATAAGGCCCAATCCAGCCTTCATAGGACTCGTCGTTGGGCGCGAACAGCGTCTGGCCGGAAACTTCCGAAGACGTGACCACGTTGTCCGGGAATTTGGTGACGGGATGACCCGGCTCCACCAGCTCAATGTCGCGCACGTCATAACCCGTGCCTTCCACCATCTCGCCGTTACGCCAGAACACGGTCTCCCCGAACTGGAGGCTTTCAAGCTCGTACAGGCCTCGTCCCAGGGACACGACATAGTAGCCCCATTGCTCGTTATCCACATACTGCATCCACGGCTTGGTCACGTAGTCATTGGTGATCTTCATGCGGCCAAAGCCTTCCGGCTCCACGTCCCACAGGCGGGCCTGATTGCCGCTGCTGTTGACGTTGTAAGTGGGCGAGGCCTGGGCCGCGTCCAGTGCTCCTCCCAGGCCGGAGGGCATGCGCTGCTGCCCCGCGATCTGTCCCATGAGAAGCATACTGCCCATGAATACGGCAAGGCCCGCCGCCGCGCCGGCCACGCTGCCGTAGCCCAGAGCTGAAATGCCGAGGAAAGCCCCTGTCCCGCCGACGTACCAGGTGGCGGCGGCAGCCACCAGAATGACGGCCACCTGGAGGATGGTGCTCAGAGGATTGGAACCGCCTCCGCCCCCTCCGCTTCGTGGAAGTTCGTTGAAGCAGACCACGTCCCCGCTGCCCAGCGCCATATCCCACTCATCACGCAGGCGCACCTTCCCGTTGATGATGGCGATAGTCGGCGCCGGGAAGTTGCCCGCGTCGGGGAACAGGGCCAGCATGGCCTGCCTGGGGGTGAGGCCTTCGGCTATCTCAAAGCTGTCCACCACTTTGCCAAGGCGCAGATAAAAGACGTCAGCCACGGGCCGCCTCCTTCGCGCGGCGAGCCGCTGCGGCGTCCAACCCAGGATGACGGTACCAGAGTACGCGGTAAAAATGGGCGCGCAGCTCGACCAGGGGGCTCAGGATCACCCCGGCCTGCTGCTGACAGTGCAACACCCAAAGGCCGTTCGCGGTGCGCACGGCAATGCCGCAATGGTCGCGCAGACGAGCCTTGACGAAAAAGAGCACATCCATCTCGCGCGGGGACAGCCCCGGGGCGAGCGGCTGCAAACCATATCGCTCCGGGCGCATGGCCTTGACGCAGGCCTTGAGGTCGCCCGCGTCAGCCACGGGGATGGGCGGACTGTCGATGCCGAAAAAATCCCGGTGCACGGCGCGCACGAGTTCGCCGCAGGTATAGCTTTGCGGCGGCTGCGGAACGGCCGCCCACGGTCTGCCCAGATAGGCTTCGTGCCAGCGGGGAGGAAGGATGCGCATTATTTGTCCACCAGTCCCGGATAGTCCTCGGGCGTATATTTGCGTCCGTACTTGCGGTTGATCCAGTTCAGCACGGCTCCGGTGGCCGTCATATTGTCCGCGCCGTCGCTGCTCGGCCCGTTCAGGGTGATACCCGGCCAGACTTCCGCCGGTCCTTTCAATTCCTCGCCGTGGATAAAGCTGCGATAAATGCAGGCGATGGCCGAGCCGCCCAGGGCAGCCGCCTCCAGGTCGTCGTCCAGCTCGTAGCCGATGCCGCTGACCCGCAGGGAAATTTCGCCCGGCGTGGTTTCGGATTTTTCCGGCGGGACCAGATCAAAGGGCAGACCGATAAACTCGACTGTTTCTCCCGGATTGTAGGGAGCATTATCCTCCAGACGGCAGCGAAACACCTCGGCTTCCGGCCCCACGCCGGACCAGCGCGCCACGCGCGCGGGCTGGCTGAAGGTTTTATGGTTGATTTCCAGCGTGTGCAGGATAAGCACATCCTGCGGGGCGCTGGCGTAGGCCTCTGCAATGGCCTGCTGCAGCTTTGGATCAAGAAGCATGAAGACCTCAATAGAGCGAGCGGCTGCGGGAAAGGCCGCGCGTCTTGTCCATCTGGTTACCGAAAATACTGCGCCCGGAGGCGTCGCGCCTGGCCAGGGCCGTGTCCACCTGGGTCACCAGAATTTCGATGTCAAAACCGCCCTTGCCGTCATAGGACGCTGAGGCTTTAGCCGTCATGGGCGTGCCTGTCTCATTGATGAGCACGGGCCGGACATTGAGCACCACATCCCCGCCCGAGCCGCCGGCCCCGGCCATGCTCGCCCCGGCGTGGAAAGCCCGCGTTTCCGCCGGATTCAGCACGCGCTCTCCGCGTTTCAGGATGGCCGGATATTCGTCGCTGGCGAACAGGCCGCCGCCGTTATGAAAACGCGGGGCCAGGGCAAAGGCCGCAGCGGGCACGCTGCGCGTGGTCGCCGGGGAAACGCCCGCCACTCCCCCGCTGTGGAACAGGCTTACCCCGTCAAAAATGCCGCCCATGAGTTTGCCCACCAGCACATTGGCCATCGCCTGCGAGGCCATAGAGACCAGAGAGGTAAAAAATTTCTGCGCGGAGAACTCGCCGGTCATGAAGGCGTCGGAAAGCGTGGCGGCAATGGTGCTGCCAATGCCGTGGGTCAGGTTTTCCACCTGTTTTGCCACGTCGCCGTATTCGTCGGCGAAGCGCAGGGCCCCCCGCTTGGCTCCGTCAAAGAGGTCACGGGAGTTCTGGAGTTTTTGCAGCTCTGCCCACTTGGCGATCAGTTCGTCCGAGACGCCCACGCTCTGGCGCAGATTTTCAGCCTGCAATTCAATGAGCTGGTTGGTGTATTCCTGTGCGGCACCGAAGTCGCCGGCGGCCTCGGCCAGCTCCTTGTAAAACTGCGCCGCAGCCTGGGCGTCCTTGATGCGGGTGGATTTTTGCGATGCCTCGGTGAGTTGCTCAATCTTTTCGCGGGCCACATCGGCGGGCACTTTGAGGTCGGAAAATTTCTTTTCCCAATCCGCAATGGTATCCTGGAGTTCCAGGCGCTTTACGGTCTCGCTGTCGCCCGCCAGGCGCGCGATGGTCAGATCCATCTCGCGTAGAGCGTCCGAGGCTTTCCAGGCCTGCTCGGCGGCTTTTTCAGCCTCGCTTTTGCCGCTCTTTTTCTTTCCGCCGGTACTGACGGGCTTGAAGCCGGACTGGAGTTCGGGAAGATTCGGGCCGCTCTTTCCGCCGGAGGCATTAGGAATATGGGCGGACAGCTCTTTGGCGAAGTCCCGGCCCATGTCCAGTACCGGATGCTCCAGGGTCAGCGTGGGCTTTTCCAGTGTAAAAGACCCGGCGGACGGCAGATCGGAGGCCGTAAGCGACGAGGAAGGCAGCACGCCCTGAATGAGCCCGCGCAGAGCCGTGGCCTGGGTTTGCGCTGCGGAGGCGAGCTGGGCCGGAGGGGTTACATCGTATAATTGACGTTGATCAAGATATCCCGCTACCCGCACGGCGGATGTGGCCACATCTTTGATTTCGCCGCTTTCATCCCGCCAGTTTCGACTTTTCAGCAGGCCTTTCAGCTCCGCCCGGTTGGATGTGGCCCACTCGCCAAAACTGATGGTTCCATCGGAAAAAGCCTTGATGCCCTGCTCCACGGTATGCAGGGTGTCGGCCACCTCGATCATCAGCCCCAACAGCAGGCCTTTTTTGCCGAAGAGAAGCCTCCCTATCAATCCGTATTCCAGGCTGTCGGGCACCTGTTGCCAGAGATCCACCACGCCGCCCACGGCTTTGGTGACGCTGGTCAGGCTTTCGGCCGCGCTACGGCCCCAACCGGCCACCTTGCCGGTGTTGGCCTCCAAAAAACTATTGAGATCGGTCAGGCCTTCCTTGACGACGGGCAGAAAGCCTTCACCGAATGCGACAGCCAGATTCGAGAATGTGGCCCTGCCCTGGTCTTCCACGCCCCGGAAGGTTTCAAGGAAATTTTTAAAACTCTCGTCCGTGCGTCCGGATTTAAGGCCAACCTGTTCAAGAATATCCGCATAATTTTTAAATCCATTGGCTGCGAGAGCGCTGATGCCGGTTAACGCTTCCACGCTGCCGACGAATTTGCCCAACTGCTGACCGCTGGCTTTAGCAGCCTGTTCAATGAGGGACAATGCGCCCATCAAACCATTTTTACGGATCAGCGCAACGCCCGACTTTTCTCCCAACGAATTGATGAGCTTGAGCATCTGCTCATTGGGCTTGAGCAGCTCCATAATCATGGAGCGGTACTGGGTTCCGGCCTGTGCCGGGCTGCCCGCCGTCTGGGTGAGCAGGGAAAGCGCGGCGGCCATTTCCTTATACTGCACCGAAGCGAGCTGGCTCACGCCCGCGAGATCGCCGATGATGGGCACCAGCGTGCGCACCGAGGCCTGGCCGAACTCCTCGATGTCCAGCAGCAGGTCCGCGGCCTGGGCCGTGGATTTCAATTCGCCGCGATAACCGGCCATCATCTTGGTCAGGGCCTGGATGGATTCAGCCTGGCTGACTCCGGCGACCTTGGCGAGCTTGGAAGCGGTGGTCAGAGTTTCCTGGGACTTGACCACATCGGAGATGCCCGCTGAAAGCACCTGGTAATAGCCGGTAGTCAGTTCCGTCACGCTGCCCAGCGAGGACGGCAGGGAAAGCATCTGCCGCCTGATATCCTCGGTGCTGCGGCTGGTGACCTTGGTGGTTTCATACAGGGCGGACTCGAAATCAGCGGCCTGACCGATGACCGAGGAAAAGGCCAGCCCGCCGCCCAGCGCGCCCAGGGCTCCGGCTCCCATGCCGGACAGCAGGCCGCCGAAGCCGCCGCGCAAGCCGGAGAGGCGTTTTTTCAGGGAGTCCGCTTCACGGCCCATGCCCCGAAAAACCTGGCTTGCGCGGTCAACAGCGCTGATTTCGACTTTGACGTGTTTGTCAGCCACGGCTTACTTCCGCTTTTCCCACTCTTCCCGTTGTTCTTCCAAGGTGTCGTATTCGAGCGTTTGCAGGCCCCGGAACAGCTCCGGGCTCATGCCCATGCCGTGCAGTTCCGCCACCGCGAATACCGCCGGGTAATCCAAGCCAACAAGGCTCCAGCCCACTCGCCATTGCGTCTGGACAAGCAGCCATAGGCGCCAAACCGGCTCATTGGCGGCCAGTAGCGGCACGGGTTCATTTTCGCAATCTTCGCAGGGCGGTTCTTTTCGCCTGCGTTCGTAATAGGTCAGGCATTGCCCGCAATGTTCGGCTCTGCCGCCGCTGCGGCTCCGGCGGCAGGCGCGGAGTTTCCCGCCAGTATCTCGCCGTCGCTCATGGCCTTGATCACGGCTTCGATCTCCTGGACCTCAGCCAGGGAAAGCGCGGGCTGCAAGGAGGGCCAGTCCTTGACGCAGGCGGCAAGGGGTTTTTCCCGCCAGGTCTGCTGGAAGTCGGTGAGGGCAAGCGTGCGCTCGACCTGGCCCATCTTCTCGCTGTCCTTTTCCACCTTTTGGGCGGCGGCCAGACGCTCCTTCTGCAAGGTCCAGAATTCCTTCCAGCCGAAGGGACGGATTTCCACCTTCCTGCCGTTTTTCAGAGTATGCTGCTTGTACATGAGCTCTCCTTTAAGCGTAGCTGGCGACGCGGTTGACGAGGGTATACTTGCTTGACGTATCTGCCAGATCCACGAAACTGATGGCCTTTACCTCGGTGGTCAGGCCGCCTTTACCGGAAATCTGCGGAGATCCCCCGGTGTCCAGCTCGACTTCGGGGAGACGGAACCACAATTCCTCGCCGTTGGCTCCGCTCAAGGACAGGGCCACGGGCACAGTGGCCGCCATGTCCGCAAGCTGCTGGTATTCGTCGTGCTCCAGAAAGACGGTCAGCGTGAGCGTGCCGGTAGGGTCACCCTCGGGCTGGCGGCTGCGCTTGCCCATATCGCCCACGGCCACCTGCCCTTCGATACCGTAAGTCAGGCTGAGGTTACCCTTCTGCACGTCGCCCACACGGCGTCCGTCGATCCAGACGGCGGATTCCTTGTCCCAGAACGGGATGCCGGGCAACACGAGGGGAGAAGCCGCGCTGACCGGCCTGGCGACGTTGCCCATGCTGCCCACGGAACAATCCAGGCTGATCTTGACTTCGGTCTCGCCGCCGAAGGGGAAACTGATGCCGTTGAGCTTGTTGCTCAGAATTACAGTGTACGGATTGGCGCTGGCCCCGGCCTCATAGTCGAACTCTTTCTGGAGGCAGAACGTGGGCTGGTTGCGCGGAAGGGAAAATTCATGACGGTAAAAGGCCGGAATGGCCGTGGGCGTGCCGTTGAAACTTTCAGCCGCGTAGGCCGCTTCAATCACCAGAGAACGCGTGTTCGTGCCTTTTTGCAGCACATGCTCCCCGTCATAATCGCTGGTGCCGGAAACAGTGACGCTTTCGCCCTCGTGCAGGGCTACGCCGAAGCCGCCCACGGGCAGAGCCACCTTGCCCTCGCCCAGGTCTTCGGCAGCGCCGTCCAGAAAAGCGCCCCGCCCACGGTGCGCTCTGGCCCCGGCCGGAATGGTTTCAGCCCGGTACAGCGCCTTGATGACCAGCATGTTTTTTGACGTGCCGTATTCCAGGCGGTACGCGCCGTCATAATTGGCCGTGCCCGTGATGGTCACCACCGTATCCTGCACGAAAGTATGCGCGGCCACGGGCAAACCCACGTAACCGAGCCCCTCATCCGTGACGGCTTCTTCCGCCAGCTCCACTGATGCCTCGGCCGTGGTGACCGGAGCGCCGCACAAGGAGCGCAGGATGTGCCCCATCTGCGGCGCATAGGGCGGCACTTCAAGGCCGCCGGTGTAATTGGGGGTGCCCGGCACGGGCTTGCCCTGGCCGCGCGCGTTGGTAATGACCGCGCTGCCCTGCTTGTTGGCGTCCATGCCCATGCTTTCGCTGTAAAACGCCAGCACCACGCCCGGATCGGCGGGGTCGGGCACGCCGGGCCTGCTCTCGCGGTACAATACCAGTCGGCAGTTGCCGCCTGAAACCTGACGAAATTTCTGCATCATAGCCTCCTGCCCCCAACGGGGGTATTCACTTCCACGGCAAGCCCCGCATGCAGGAGCAGCATGGGGGCGTATTCCTGATTCACGGCCACGGAGGGTTCAAGCAGGGACGCCGTGGGTTCCATGCCGGGCAAGGCGTCCTGAAGGGCTGCCCAGACTCGTGGCCAGGCCTGCTCGTCCAGTACGGCAAGGCCGTGCAACACAAAAACCCCTTCCTCTTCATCCACGCGCTTGTCGTTCACCGCCAGGGTGAGCGAAATGGCATACTCGCGCTTGAAGGCCGCCCCGTCCGACTGCCAGGGGGCGATAACCGCACAGGGAGCTTTCTGCTCCCAATCCGTGCGGCGCCCGTCAAAACCGATAAGGACTTGCCAGGGACGAACGTATTCCTCCTGTGCCACGGCCTGGAACAACGCGTCCTTTTTGAGCACCGCCGCGATGATCCGGCACAGGCGCATGGACGGCAGCATCAGGCCGCCCCCTTGCGAAAGAGCTGCCTGACCTGATTGGCGAGCTGGCTGCGAAAGTCATCCTGCCCGTAGACGGCAAGGCGTTCTCCGGCTTCATCCGAACTCAGAGCCTGGATGGGGGATGGTCCGAACAGCGGGTGCATGTAGCCTCGCCAGCGCTTGCGCATCCACTCCCGGCCCTTTTTCTCCACAAGGTGGGAGTAAAGATGCATGTTTTTGACCCACTTTCGGGCCGGGGCCTTGGAGGCCCTGTCGCGGTACCAGACGTTCATGAATCCCTTCCACGGCCCGAAAAAAGACTTTTCCCCGCCTGGCGCGGCCACGACGGAAAACGGGCCGCCTTTCAAAATACGGACCTGCACGCCTTCGGCGGGCTGCCTCTTGCGCGGATCAACGCCTTTCCAGTTGGGCATGCTTCTGGGCCTGGTCTCAAACTCGGAAATGGGAATGCCCACCTTGCCCGAAAAATCCACATAGCCTTCAATGACCTTGGCCGTGGCCCGTTTGATGCGAGCGGCGGCGCGCACGGCCCTGGCCTTGGCGGTATATTTTTCACGCGCCATGCGTGTGCCCTCGGCGCGAACGGCATTGAGGGCGTGATTCATGGCGTTGCGCGCGGCATTTTCCAGCCCCTGCGGGGCGAAAAGGAATTGGCGCTTCACGTCCTCCAGCATGTCGAGGCCGTTCACCTTGACATCAAGAGCGCCCCACTGGCCGTCCGTCACCATCCCGCAGATCCTCCCTGCTCAAGGCTCAGCTCGAAGGTCACCATGCCGAAACATGCCCGGCGGGAGTCAATGACCCAATCCGCGCCGTTGAAATCCACGCTTATGCCCTGTTCCCATTCTTGCGGCGCGTCGGACTCCGCTACATGAATACGTATATGGTTTCGTCCGAGCAGCGGATTCTGGCTCTGCGGATATTCACCGGGTTCCCAAATGACTTGGGCCATGACTTCCCTCCCGGCCAGGGTCACGAGTTCGGCAAATTCCTCGGCATTGAGAAAGACGCGCTGCGCGTCGATGGCGATTTGTTCCTTGAAGCCCATTGTTCATTCCCCAAATTTTCGACAGCCTTCAATGCGCGACAGCCTCGTATTGAACTCGTCCATCTGGGCGTCCACTTCGTCCATGTGCTGACGGATGGCTCTCATGTCGGTGCGGCATTCGTCCTTGTGGACAAGGCGCGCCAGGCGTGCCAGCAGTTCCTGGAGTTGTGGGCCGATCTCGGACACATCTTTTTTGAGCAGCATGAAGATGAAAGCCAGAAGGCCGAACAACGTCGTCACCAAAAAGGCAATGACCCCCACGGCCCAGCCCAGCAAAGTTTCCATCTGTACGGCATCTATCGGCATGTGGACTCCGCGTGCTCTATCCAGAGCATCAGGTCACCGGCTTCGGCGGCGGGCAGATGCACCCACTGGCCATCCACCGCTACCAGCGCCCCGCTCTGCGTATAGCTCCACGCATCAGTCACGATGGCCCTCGGCGTCGCCGGGGCCGGAGGAAGAGCGTTTGTCAGTGCCGCCGAACTTGCGCATCCACTCAGAGCCAGGGTCAGCGCGCACAGCATCCACGCGATTTCGAGCTTTACGCTCACGCCACCACTCCAACAGAGCCACGGCCAACCGGATAAGCGCCTGAGCCCAGGAGGGCATGACACGCCTACGGCTTCGCCGCTTTGGCAGCGGCGTCGTCGGCATTTTTGGCTTTGCCCGCGTTGAAGCCCAGGGCGTTGACCACCATATACAGCAGGCGCAACACGGGATTGGCGGTTTCCGCCGGGCGTGGCCAGACTGCGGAAACGGCGGCGCAGACGGTCACGACGAACGTCACCCATCCCTCCCAATTTTCCGGCAGCCAGCCGAGAATCGTCGCGGCCATGTCGACGCCCTCGGGCGGATTGACCGCATCGCCAGCCAGAGCGAGGCTGGGAAGGATGACGGCGGCGAACAGGGCCAACACGAGAAAAAAAGACGTTTTTTTCATGGAAATCTCCGTTAGTGGGATTCAGCGGGGCAATAGGTGCGGGTCAGCCAGCCGTCCATGAACTTGCGATTGTCGAAGTTTTTGGCGCCCAGGCCGACGTAATGCGCGAGCTGGAGTCCGTTGAGCGCGTGGACGAAAACCGCCGCGGTGACGCGCCCGGCAAGCAGGGTCGCCATCGCGGCGAGGGACTTCGGGCCGAGGCAGCCGTCTTCGGTGAGGTCCGCGAAAATCCGCTCCTCGCCGCGCGGCCCCTTGCGCCAGTTGAAGCTGTTGCACAGGCGTTGCACGTAGCGCCCGGAGCCGCCCCGACCCAGGTTCACGGCCTGCTCGAACAGCTCATCGGCGACGATCTGGGGGAACTGGCCGAGCTGCATCCGGTCCCACCACTCGACGCGGTACCAATCCGTCACCATGTCGGCGAGGCCGGGAAGCGTGGCGAGGTGGGCGGAAAAGGCGCGAGAACCGGCCCGGAAACTGCTGTGCTGTTTGGCCGCGTCGATGACCGTCCAACCGGACCAGCTCGAAAAAAAGTTTCTGGCGATGCCCGCATATGTCTCGCCGCCCGCGTCGCCTTTGACGTTGCACCAGCCGCCCTCGAAGGCTTTGAGCGGCGCGTAGGAAATAAGGAAGTCAGCCATGACGCTCCTCCTACAGAACCTTGGCGCAGAGGAACGCGCCGGGGCGCTTGGCCCAAGGCATGGGCCGGGATTCCACCAGCAGCCAGGTGGCCGAGGGATCTTCCTCATCATACGTTTTGGCGAAGAAAGATGTTGCGCCCTTGCACTTGCGGTCCAGCGGCAGGCCGTATTCAATGACGGATTCGGTGTCGCGCGCGCCGAGCAGGATGCTGTCCGGGTCCAACAGGTATTCCGTTTTACCGCCGTATCCGGTGACGTTGCCGGTGTAGACCCATACGTTCAGGCCGTTCCACACGCCCTTGAACATTTTGCAGACCTTGGGCTGGAGGCCGCCCATTTCGATGCGCCGGTTGTCGAGGTAGGTCTTCACATCCGCATGGCGGAAAAAATGCCCCCACACGTTCTTGCCGAGCACCAGCTCGGAAGGGGCGGAGCCGCATTCATCCTGAATCATGGTGGACCACTCTTCCACGAGTTCCATAATCTTGGAGCCGTCGGCGGACCATTTTTTCTCGGCGTCCAAAGTGAGCTTATGGCTGGCAGGCATCCGATTATCCACCGTGTAAATGGGCTTGAGCTTGCCTTCGATTTTGTCGCTGACCGTGAACGCGCCCTTGGTAGCAATCTGCGCGGCCATCCATTCGATGGTCAGGTCCACGTCTTCGCGCAGATAGTCCAGGTCTTCGACGATGGCGCGTTCCACGGGGTCGGCGGCGATTTCATACGGGTTGTAGCCCGCCGGATTTTTCAGCACTTCGACGGCCTGATACGGTGTCTTCACCCGGATGCGCGGGGCCTTCACAATCACAACTTCGGCGCTGCCGCTTTTGATGACCTTGCCGGGTTCCTCTTCGCGGACGAAGGGCAGCAGGTTCCGGCCTCGGCTCTTGATGTGCAGTTCGAGCTTGTCCGTGGGCTGCGGAGGGCGCGGCTTGAAAAACAGATCGGTGATCAGGCTGTACTTCGGCGGGCGTTTGTTGATGACGCCCGTGAGGATGCGATGGTCAAAATAGTCAAAGGGCATGGGTTTACTCCACGTAGACGCCCAGGCCACGCAGGGCGGCGATGGCGGTTGCTTGGGTTTCGGCGGATATGCCGTCCGCCCAGATGAGTTCTTCGGCCAGCGCCGCGCAGTGGACATAACAGACGCCCCAGGCGTCGCCCGTGGCCGGGACGGTCACGTCGCCATGGAGGATGCCCACCGGCGTCATGTCTGAACTGGCCCCGAACAGGAGATGCTTTCCGGCTTCCATGACGACGGGGGCCTCGCCGCCCTCCGGCGCTTCGCCTTTCACCTCCGAGGTGGTGCCGATGACTGAACCGGCCAACAGCGTTTCCTCCTTGCCCGTGGAATGCAGAAGCACGCGCTGCGTGATGACGGGGTGCTCCCGCAAAAAGGCGCGGGAACTGGTTTGGGCAATGGTTTCCATGTCATGCCTCCATGCGGCTCATGCGGTCCACCGCCGCGCGGCCTTCACTTTTGTCCGTCGTCTTCCCCCCCGCGTCGGGCAGAGGGGGAGGCGTCGCGGCGGTGAGCGCGGCAAGTAGGGCCGCGCGGGTGGACGCTTCCGTGTTCGAGGATTGTCCTTTGTCCGGTTGCGCGGTGTTCTGCGCGGCGAACAGCGGAGCCAGGGCCGCGAGCTGGTCCGGATTGACCCCGGCCTTGAGCACGCTTTCGATTTTGGCTTCGGCGTCTTCTCCGACCAGAGTTCTGACCAGGGCCAGAGTGTCGGCCTGGGCCTTGGCCACTGCCTGCTGTTGAAGAGCCGCCGCCTCTTTGGCTGCGGACTCTTTCGCCTCCGCCTCGATCTGCGCCAGCAGTTCGGGGTGTTGGGCGGCGAGCGTTTTTTTATCCATGTGCGTCTCCTGTGCGAGAATATGGATTGCCTCTTCCATGCCGGTCACAATGGCCGACACGAGGCCGAGGCGTTGGGCCTCCTGGGCGAGAAAAATCTGACCGTCCCCCCAGGCGCAGGCGTCGGCGGACGGGTCCAGCCCCATGTTGCGGGCCACGTCGGCCCGGAAGATGGAATGCAGGGCGTTGACGCGTTGCTGGAGATAGGCGCGGGATTCGGGACTAAGCGGAGCGTTTTTATTACCCACGGCTTTCCATTCGCCGCCGGTGATGTAACTGTAGGAGACGCCCATTTTTTCGTTCAGGTGGGAAAAGTCGGCATGAATCATCACCACGCCGATGGAGCCCACCTGCGCCGTGACCGGGGCGAACACTCGGCCCGTGGCCGAGGCCAGCCAGTACGCGGCGGACGCGCACAGGCCGTCGGCATAGGCGGCCACCGGTTTGCGCGCGGCCACGGCGGCGATGGCGTCGGCCAGTTCCTTACAGCCGCCCACCGCGCCGCCCGGCGAGTCCAGAGCCAGGAGCAGCGCCGTGGCCGACGGATCGGCTGCTGCGGTTTCCATGGCGCTACGGATGTCCCCGTATCCGGTGGACAACCGTTTACCGGTCCACCCTGAAACGGCGGTTTCCCGGTCCAAGGGGCCGCGCACCCGGACCACGGCCACATTCCCCGCCAGGGCATAGGCGGCGTCGGAGGTCAGGGCGCCGCCTATGCCCGCGCGTTCAAACGCAGCGCCGTTGTGTTCGGCACTCCACGCGCTGAACAGGGCCGGGATGGCTTCATGGGCCACAGCCCATAAATTTTCAAACGGGGGCATGGCCGTCCTCCTTGTTATCCGTCTTTGGCTGCGACGGGGCGTCGGTCGCGGAGGATTCGTCTTCCGTCGAGCGTTGTTCAGAGACGGAAGACGGGGCTTGTCCGCCCATCAGCTTGTTGTATTCGGCCATGCGGGCGGCCTCTTCTTCCAGGTCGTCCATGACCTCCTCGAAGTCCAACCCCTGCTCGGCGAGAATTTCCTTGCGCGTCTTGAGTCCGGCGGCGTTGGCGTCGATGTTGGCCTTTGTCTCCTTGGTTGGGTCCACATAGCCGCGAGCCGGACCGATCCATGTGGCGTTGGTCCACAGGGCCAGGGCGTCATACCAGTCCGGCGCTCCGGCGGGCAGCGTCAGATAGCCGCGCAGAAAGGCTTCCTCCATCACCATTTCATAGACGGGCTGGCAGTAGCCGCGCGCGAACCAGGAGCGATACATGAGGTACACGCGCCATGCCTCCAGCAGCGCGGCGCGGGCCGAGGAGTAATTGGTCTTGGAAAAGTCCTTCATCACCGCTTCGTAGGGCATGTCCGCCGAAGCGGAGAGGGCGCGGAGAACCAGCTCGCAGAAGGCCAGGAAATTCGGAGAAGGACGCGAGGACTCCACGGCCTTGAGATGCTCGTTCTTGTTCAGATAGAGCAGCGTCCCGGCATCCACGTTTTCGTAGTAGACCTTCTCCTCGCCGCCGCCCTCCGTGGGGCGGGTTTCCTCCATCGCCCACGAAGGCAGCGTCACGTTTTCCGTTCCGGTTTCCACCACCATCGGCATGCTGGCGTTGGCGACCTGGCCGAACAGCTCGTGGGTGATGGCGTCCGCGAGATGTCGGAACAGTTTGATCCCCGGCGACAGAATGGAAACACCCCGGACCTGCTCTTCATCCTCGTTGAAAAAGAGGTGGAAGATGCCGGGACGGTAGCCGATGCGGGCGGGAATGCGCGTGAAGTCCGCCGAAGTCAGGGCGGACATATCCATCGGGGTGATGGAGGGGCGCGGCGTGGCGAGCCAGTAGCCTTCCCGGCTGCCTGCCACGGACAGTTCCACGCCGTCGCGGATGCGCAGATCTGTGGCCTTGTCCACGGGAGTGCAAAGACGGCTGGGGGAAACGTCCTGAATGGCGAGCCCGAAACGTCGAGTCGGGGTCAGAGGCAGCATTACCGGAACGTGGACCATCTCACCGGCGCGCAGTACTGAACGGAAACCCGACAGTTGCAGGTCGCCGAACTGCATTGTTCCCTTGGTATGGCAGTGAAGGCACCATTCAGCCCATAGCCATTCCATAGTGGATTCCAGTTCGCGGGCTTGGTGTTTGGTGATGCCGAGGCGCCGCCAGGGAAGCCGGGCCTGCGGCATAAGGCCCGTGCCCACCGCGTTGGTGGAGATGGTGTTGACTACCGAGCGGGCCGCCCAATCGTTGACATAAAGATCGGCGGCGCGGCCTTGAGTCAGCCTGCGTTCCGCCGTTTCCCCGGCTTGGCTGTAGACGCGGGGCACGCGCCAGGTAGCGATGGTGCCGCGATGGGAACCGGCGTCACGAGAGACAACAGGGGGACGCCTGCCGAGAAAAATCTGTTTGAGGGCGGGAAAGAAGTTCATCGCCGCACCCTCATGACAATACGCTTGGGGCCGCGCGTACCGTCGAGAGCGGCAAGTTCATTTTCCAGGTAGGTCAGTTGCTGGCGAATTTCAGGCAGCTCATAGCGGGTGAGCGCGCGTCCGTCGATAGTGTAAGATTTGCCGGTGGAGGCCGCCCGGTAGGCGGCCTTCCAGTCGGCAAGCAGGGAGAGGAGTTCTTCGCGTGTCCAGATGGAGGCCATGCCTCGCAATTAGCATGGCCCGAATTGCATGGCACGGAACATACGAACTATACGGACTATACGAACTAAAAATTGGATTGCGGCTCATTTTTTTTCGTTCGTCTCGTCCGGGCCAGTCTCGGCGATGGGCTTGACCAGAGCACGGCAGTCTGCCTCCCACACCCACATGCCGCGCTTACCCTCGCCGGAGCGGTAGGCGGTGAGCTGCCCGGAATTGACCAAATCATAAAAGTGAGTTTTGCCGCATCCAAGGATACGGCTTGCCTGTTTCCAGTTGAGCTTGCGCCCCTTGTCTTCCACAGACACGGCTATCTCCTTATGTGGGCCAGACGCTCGGCGATGGACGCGCCACCGGGCCTAGGCTGCGGGCGTCGGGGAGGTTTTGCGTTGTCGTCCGGCCTTGGGCGGTGGCGGATATTGAGAATGAAGGCCAGGGCCAGAGTCATGGTTTCGCAGTCCCAAAAGTGGTTGTCTTTGTCATGGGGGTTTTCCCACGCCTGTTTTTCATCGTCCCAGACTTCGGCGCACATCTCGCGGGCATACTGTTCCAACATGCCGTCGATGTTCGAGTGTAGGTGGAACGCGCCGGGATCGTCCGGGGCAATGCTCAGTTTATGGGACAGATCGGACTTGAAAAACGTGGTGTCGCAACGCCACAGGTTCAGGCCGCCGGGGATTTTCACCTTATTGCCCTTGGCGTCCGGGAAATATTCCTGCGGGGCGGGGGTGTACGGCTGCGAAAGCGAGCGCACCCCCTGCCAGGGAAATACCCGCCCCCGGTGCCGGATGGCCCAGGAGTAAACTTCTTTGGTGCGCCCGCCCATCGCGTCGATCATGCAGGCCCGGACCTTATATTTCAGCCCTTCGGGCGTCTCGTATTCGGAGCCCCACAGAATATCGTTGAGGGCCGAGAACGACGGCGCGACGCCGCACTGAATGAGCCAGCTTTCTTCTGTGTCGCCATAACCGAAGGCGCGGATGATATAGCGGAAGTGGCTTTTCTGCGTATCCACTCCGGCCAGCAGACAGGCGACACGTTCCTGACCAGCCACTGGCCCAGGCACGGCGCCGCGCGGACGGTCATCGCAGAGGGCCAGGATGGCATCCTCGGAGCGGACGACGTGTTCCTCCCGCCACGGTTCGGCTTTGTACTGGTTTTGGAGGTTCTTCAAGTCGTCCAGCTTGCCGGACTGCTTATATTTGAGGGCTGCGGAGGCTACTTCCGACAGGCTGACGAAATAAGAAAGCCAGGCCGGGATATGGAAGCCGACCTTCACGGGCCGGTGCGCGGCGAGGTGGGCGGCAAGGTCCAGGCCGCTGGAACGCTCGCGCCACTCGCCCTTGCGCACTGCGCGGTCCCGGTCGCCGTCATCCCATACCGCGCCGCAGTGCTCACACGGATAATAGGCCGCTCGCCGGGTAAGCACGTCCTCCGCCGACGGCTCCTTGTCCGTGTCCTTACCCGGCCAGTCAATGCGGTCGAACTGCATGAGCTGGGCAATGCCGCAATGGGGACAGCGTACCCAAAAATCAAAACGCGCCCCGGCTTCCTGCATGAGAGCCGTCCAGATGGGGCCGTCCTCCGTGGTGGGCGTGCTGATTTTGAGGATGTGGCGACGGGTGCGCCAGGTGGTTGTGCGCTTTTCGGCCAGTACCTCGGACGTGGCCTCGTTTTTGGGGTTCTTGTACTTGTCCAATTCGTCGAGGATAAGCGTACGGATGGGCTTGTTGCCCAGGCGTGAGACGGAACCGGACCAGCCGAGATAGATGGGCATGTGCGCGAGGTTGACGCGCAGGCTGCTGGCGTCGTCGCCAACGCCCGTCATATATTCACGCAGACGTGAAGAGCCGGTAATCATGGGGATGATGCGGTCTTTAGCGTTTTCCCTGGCCGTGATTTCGTCCGGGAAGACGTACATCACCGGGCCGGGGCTGCGGTCGATGCACCAGCCCACAAGGTTGTGTCCTGCCTCGGAGCCGCCGGTCTGCGGGCTTTTGCAGATGATGACCGTTTCCACGCCTGGCGTACCGGCGGCGTCCATGATGCCCACGAGATACGGAGTGAACAGATTTTTCCACTTGCCGGGGATGCTGGACATCTCCACGATGCGGTGGCGTTCGGCCCACTGGCTCACGGGGATCGGCTTACGGCGGCGCATGATTTTGCGTTCGCCCTTGGAAAAACGAAAATGAATAGCCGGGCCGCCCGCCGCCGCATGGGCCGCGACCTCGGCGGCGACCACGGGCGAGAGCCAGCGCGGCACGGACGTTTGGAGCGTCACGCGCCGCACCGGCTCGGACTTGGGCACATGGCACAGTTCAAGCTGGCCGGTTTGGGTCATCTATCCTCCCCCATGCGTCATTCATCCTCAGGCTTGGGAATAAGACAAAAATCAGCCGCCCAGACATAGGGGTTGACGCTCCATGCATGGGGGCCACTATCATACAGTTGTTGCCAGATATGCTTGAATCCCAAAATGTATGTGCTTGAAGAGCAGTGCGCTCCGTTGATGAAATCAGCCGCGTCCATATCAAATTCCGGCATACTGCCCTCGGCCTTGGCCTCCGCCTCGGAAATGTCCTGAACTCTAACCATCTTCACATCAGTCACACGCCCGAACAGGCGAGCGTATTTTCTGGGCATGTGAATGGAAGCTCGCCAGTGGGGTATGTCACCCTTGTCCGCCATTTCTCCCGAAAATCCGTCTCCGTCACAAAACTCCACGTTACTGTTCGCACGGTATGCAATGACAGTCCCGTCATAGTTCCACCGCTTGTTCCCTTTTTTATCCTTATAGAAAGTGGGCGGCTCAATAAGCTGCTCTCCTGGACCTACAGGCATGGGGTCGTCGGTAGACGGGGACACTGCCAGAAGCTCTACCCATGTCTCTCTCGCCCAGAGGACATCACCAGGGCGCACCGGAGCATGAAATACCGCGCCTGTCGCGTCCTCCCACGCATATTCGCCCTGATATGTGATCTCCCCGACCGGTTGTTTACGAAGAGGCCAACGGGTAGCTGTTTTTCTACCGTCCAGCAGGGCGCGAATCATGTCCGCGGTAAAAAGCCTGGGATACCATTTGAAACAGCTTCTTTTTTGTGTGCTCACTGTTCCTCCCCCTGTTCCTCTTCGGCTGCGGCATCAAACGTCACTTCAAATTCCATTTCCCGGCTATATTCATTGAAGGCTTCGTCAAAGATGCCTTCCAGGGCTTCGATCAGCGCCGCCCCTTTCCGGGGATTGCCGTCCACCGTGGCCACAAGGTCGAGATTTCGCGCCTCAAAGGCCGTCTTAATATTCGAGGCCAGGGCCACGGCGCGCGCCGCCAGTTCCAGATGGACCTGTTCCTTGGGCACGAATTTGCCTTTCTTCACCGCCAGGTCGAACTCTTCCCGCTCCGCAGCCGCCACGGCCTTGCGGATGTCCGCCTCTTCCTTGCGGCGCTGGCGGTCGGCGGCTTTTTCCGCCACGGCGTCGGGCGTGCCGGACATCGGCAGGCTGGCCATGTAGCGGTCCACGTCCCGTTGTTTGAACGTGCCGTCGGGCTGTTTTTTCAGGCGGCCCAGGCCGATGTCGCTGTACAACTTTGTTTTGCCGAGCTTGCGCCCGTTTTCGTTCACATAGGCCAGTACGGCCCGCCAGTCCTTGAGATTCGTTGTTGCCTGCATTGCGCTCTCCAGCATTCTGGAGGCGCGGTCCAACGCGGCAAGGTTCGCCTGTGAAGGATCGTCCAGGGCTGCGCGCTTGGCGTTTTCCTTGGCGGTCAAGAGCACCTGCACGTCCGTGCTGGCGCTTTTGGCAAGCAATTCCTCCACGTTTTTCTCCGGCATGTTCTCTCCGGCAAACCCGCGTCCGTCGTTGGAACGCGGGGTTCAATCCCGGCCACGGCTCTCGCTCATGGCTCCCTCCGTTGATTTTCAAAAACGGAGGGGATAGGCTCACAAATGGCGCTTGGTGGGCCTCATCCCCTCCAAGTCCAGGAGGTGACAGACCCCCCAGTCTGTCGCCTCCACCCGTTTTTAGAGCAGCGACGCCTGTTCAGGCTTGGCAATACTCCATTCGGGTACGTCCCAACCCAATTCCTCCTTGATGAATGCCGCCAACACTCGGCGGTGACATTCATCCGGGTTCTGTTCAAAGCAGCACAGTATGGGGTCGGGCGTCTCTGCCTCAATTTTTTTCAAGTACACATGCAAAGCCGTGGCGTTGGGAAAACGAGAATTCAAATCCCGGCGGTACGCTTCCGCCCAATTGTCAGCCTTGGGATTCGTCGGCGCGAGCATGGGCGCGCGCGGCCCCTGCCAGTAGCGCGGAGGCCATTTGGCGATGCTCACCTTACGGTCGCGCGGGGCCTTGCTGCTGAAAAAGGATGTCTGAATCATTTCATTCTCCTCAGAATGGCACTTCGTCCACTTCGGTTTGCTTCGCGGATGTCTCATCTCCCATATGCTCCGCAAGAAGCTGTTCATAAAAGCGTTCCTCGACAGGGCCGCGCGGGGTGTAGGCCAGCAGGAAATCCACGAGGTCCGACGTGCTCTCGAAACCGTACCGCTCGGACACGATGTCCAACGGGCTGATGTTCGGATCGTGCGTCAGCAAGTTCGGCATACGCTGATTGATTTCCCTGATGGTTTCCTTGCCGTGGTCATACAGCGCCGAGTCGATTTTGATCCGGTCCCACCAGATGTCGTCATAGAGCTTGTAGTGTTCGCGGGTCATTTCACGGGCCATTTCCCGGCACTCCTTTTTGATGGCGCGTAGCGTCTTTTTGTCGATGTCCACGGCTGGCTCCTTGACTTTTGGGGTCTGCGGAGCCAACCTTCCTTTTGCATGATGGTGGTCGGTTAGCTCCGCCGCTGTCTTTTTTCCTTTGGGGGGCGGCAAGTGGCATTGCCGCCCTTCTTTATTTGTCCGACATGCCGGGCAGCAAAAACTGCCCCTTGCTGCCAGCCTGCCTGATGTCGGACAGACCCGGCAGCACGAACTGATTGCCGAGCCCCTTGTGCCAGAGCGTGCGGGGTCGGCTGTCCCGCCAGATGAGACGCAGTGCGATGGCGAAGTACAGCTTCACGCTGCCGCCGAACTTTGCGGCGCCCTGCCGGGCCAACGCCCAGGCGTCGTTCATGATGCGAGCCAGAAAGGTACGGCGAGAGGTTTTCATGGCGGTTCTCTTTCTTGATGTAAGTTGTTGATTTCGCATAAGAAAACAATACCATAAAAACCTCCCGCGTACAGTAAAAAATGCTGTAAAAACGCCTAGTTATGAAATTTTTTCAGCCATGCGGCATAGCCGTCCGCAAGGCTCCATAGCCCTAACTCACCGTAATAATTGAGACGGTAGCCGCCTGAATCCGGGTCTTCCAGTCGTTTGTGCAGCTTGTAGACGCCTCGGTACTTCATGCTCACGGGATGGTGGGAAAAGGCCGTGGTCACGGCGTAGCGGACATCATCCTTGAACGTGGCGTCGATGAGCTGCTTGACCTCATGGCTCTGGCACAGCATGAGCACCAGCTTGGCAAGGCGCGGCTCCACACTCGGCACAGCCAGGTCCGACCGCTGGTAAATCTGATGGCCGGGCTCCGGCAGCGCCCAGGCGTATTTGGTCAGGTTGAAGTCGAGCTTGCCGATAATTTTTTTGTCCAGGCAGAGGGCCAGGGACAGGGCCACGTCGGCGAGAAAGTAATCGACGCGTGCGGACATGAAGAGTTCGTTCATCCGCACGGTCTGCTTTTTGTCCATGAGGATGATACCGGGCGTTTCCCGGCCGGTGAGAAACCGGTCGCCCGGGAAGATGGGGCCTGGACTGCGGGAGGTCAGATAGCCACGTGTGACCACGCGCCGCTTGCTGTGACCGGCATAGGCGTAAGTGATGCTCTTGCGCCCCTTGTGGACCACGGCCACAGGCTCGCCGAGGAGCTTTTCGACCTCCGGCAAGGGGCGCTCCATGATGATCATCCACTCGCGGAAAGACGTGATTTGCTGGTAGATGGGCACGTCTTTGAAGCTGATTTCCGTGTACTCTGGAGTGGACCACTGTGCCGAAGCCGCCAGCACCCGCTCCTGATTGATATAGTCGCGGGAGCCGAAGGTCGGCGGCACGATGAAGACAGCATGGTCCGGGTCGTGCTCGCTCAAAAAGGCGGCGGCGTCCTGGGGGACGTAGGCGAAGCCATCGCCCCGGTTCAGGTGAGCGCGGTACGCTTCCAGCTTCGCCAGCGTCTTTTCCATGAGCTGCGGCCAGTTGCGCCGGTAGTTCGCCAGCATTCGCCGATGCCAGACATTCTGATTTTTCCAGATCTGCCGCAGGTCCAGCATGATGGATACCGAGGCCGCGAGATGCGCGGGGTCCGAGAAGTCCAGCAAGCCGCGCAGATGCTCCGGACAATCCTCGCGCTCGGCGACCGGGAGCGTGTTTCCGGCCAGATATGCGCCCAGGGCCGACGTGTAGAGCGTGATGTCGCAGCCGGAGATCCGGCCCTGATAGCCGCCGGAGCGGAGCGCCGCGCCCACGGTAAAATTGCCCGCACAGGGCAGCAGCACCGGCACGCTGATTTCATCGGCATACGCGGCCAACACCTTGCGCAACGGCCCGGCTATGGAACCGAGAAAACTCATTGCGCGGCCTCCTTCGGCGTTTCGGCGGCCTGCTTTTCGAGATAGTCCGCGGCAATCTCCATCAGGCGGGTCATAGCCAAGGAGCTGTCGCGGATTTTTTCGGCGTTCTTCACATCCGCGATAATCCGGGTAAAAGCCTCATACTGCTCTGCCGGGCAGACGTGGACCGCCGAGGCCCGCTTGGCGGCATCGGCCAAGAGGTCGAGAATTTCCGAAAGCTGGTCGCGTTCGCCGTCGGTGAACATGAACGTGACCATGTGCGCCGGCACCTGGGGCGTGGAGAAGTTGACCAGCTCCACATCGCCGAGTTCTTTGATTTCCTCACTGTCCAGGCCGCTGTACAGCTTGTCCTGTACGGACTCGATTTGCGCCCACAAGTTGGCCAGAATGCTCTGGTCATCCTCGCCCACCAGAGCGTTGTGGGAGAGCTGAATGGCGATGCGTCGGCTCTTGTCCAGTTCCTCGGTGATGGCCAGCACAAGGATGTGCGGGATGCCCGCCTCAATGCTGGCCTTGACCCTGTGGTTGCCGGAGAGCACTTCCAGTCTGCCGTCGTCGTGGCGGTAGCACAGGGGCACGCTGGACAGGCGTTTGTCCGCCGCGATGTTGTCCCGGAGCTGGCGGAACGTCTCGCGTTTGAAGAAGCGGGCGTTGTCTTTCAGGAGTGTCAGGGACGCCGGGGCCACCACCATGAGGCACATCCCCTCACCAAACATTTCCCGGCTGAGGGCCGCCAATTCTTCGTTGCGTTGTAAAAAAATGTCTTCGCTCATTCGTTACCCCAGATGTGCAAAAGGTTTTCAGAGGTGATTTTCATCTCCGCATGGTCGGACATCCACTGCCAGAGCACAGACGAAGTGTTTTGGAACCGCCAGAACACCTCAAAGCGCTCGGCGTTTTTGCGGCACCATGTGTAATCGCGGTCCCACGAAAAACCTGTGCTGTCGCCGTGTTCGTCGCGGAATTTGGTGAAGGTGACGGGTGCGCCCCGCCACAGCAGATAGGCGCGGGCCACGTCCACCGGCACAAGGTCAAGAGGCAGACAGGACGGCAACGCGGCCCGCAGCCTGCACAGTTCGTCTGCTGTGAAAGCGTCTTCCGTGGCCCAGGCCCAGGCCGGAGGGGGCGTGCCCATTGCCTCCCTGGCACGCATCTGCGCAGAAAGGCCCGCAGGGCCGCTTCCTTTTTCGGGAGAAGCCGTTTTGGGCTCCGCCCCGCCCCCCACATCCAACGGACCAGACGGCAAAGTGTCCAATTGTCCATTTTCTCCATTATCTTGCGTGGATATACAACAGTGTGATATGCTGCCTCCGCAGAGTGCCGTCTCCGGAATGGCGATGGTTGACGGCAGGGCCGCAGCCACCCATTCGCGGATGTCCACGCCCATGCCGTAGGCCTCGCCGGGGTCTTTCCCCTCCGGGGTGGGCCAGCGCAGGGAAGCGGGATAGGTCCGCTCCCAAAAATCCACACCGTCGGCGCCGGGTTCGTCGTAGTCTAGGGCGATGCAGACGCGCACAGCCTCGCGGAGCCGGGCATGGGAGGCCATGTCCGGCTTGCCGCGGTTGGTGCGTACAGCCATCGCGCCGATGACGCCGCCCGTGGCGTGGTGGATGAGCATGGCGTCCAGCTCGGCCTCGGTCACAAAGTAGGCGGACATCGGGGCGGGCCGCGAGGAGCGCAGGAACAGCGGCGCTTTGCAGGAGCCTTCCAGTTCCATGTACTTCGCAGCGCGTGGAGCCAGGTCTTCCTTGTGCCGCCGGAAGCGCAGGTTCAGCACGCGCCCATTGGCGGCGACGGTCGGGATGACGATGCCGCGCGGGATGAAGAGCTTAGTGTGCTCTCTGCCGTCGTCGTCGGTACGGGGGGCCAGCCCCAGGGCGGAGCGGGCGCGGTAGCGTCCGGGATATCGCGTGCCCTCGGCGGGCAGATAGCCGATGCGGTAGGCCCGGACGGCCTCCTCGTCGATGCCGCGCGCCGCCAGCCAGTTCAAGGCGGCGGGCTGTTTCCAAATTCGTTCTTCCGCCTCGGACAGCAGCTTGGCTGCGTAGGCGCACCACACGTCCGAAGGCTCCGGCCATTCGCGCGGAGTCCATGCCGAAGCGGCGTCAACACGGTGAGGCTCCGCCGGGGCCCGACGGCGGCGATGAACGGGGCGTCCCCCCTCGATGCCGAGTTCCGCCAGCGCGGCCTTGAAGTCGAGTCCGTCGATTTTCATGAGGTACGCTATGGTGTCGCCGCTGGCACCGCATCGGCGGCAAGACCAGATGCCCGTGATGTTGTGAGATGCGCAGGTTTCGCCCAGGCTTTCAGAGCGATCCGGCCAGACCATGAAACGGTCGGACTTGCCCGGCTCCCCGCCGCACAGCGGGCAGGGGCCGTTCCAGCCGTTGCCCTGGCGCTTCACTGCCGCGCCAAAACGGGATTGATAGAGGTCGAGAAGCTGCATCTGTCCGCACCTGTCCGTTCTTTGTTTTTCTTATCTCTTTATTTTATTAGTATTTTTATGAATATGGACAGGTGGACAGGTACGCGATATAGGCCATGCGCACCTGTGCGCCTGTACGGGTGATGTGGAGAAATACCCTTGTCATCTGTCCATCTGTCCATTTGCAATCTTGCCTTGTGATTTCATATGGTTATGGCTCTCATATGGCGGACGGTTGCGGACAGATCATTTCTCGGCCCGGTAGTCGGCCAGGGCATTTTCACCCTCGGCGTTCAGGCGGATGCCCAAGCGCCAAGACCCATTGCTGCGTTTGTACGGGATGTCTTTTTTATTCAGCATTTCCGCGAACTTCTTGGCGGAAATGCTGAACCGTTTATCCCGGTTCCGCGCGTACCAGATACAGAAGGCTTCGTGCAGATCCGTCGATGAAATGCGGGTTGCGTAGGCGTCGGGGTTATCCTGATGGGATTCCTGTTCGCACCAGTCGGTTATGAACAAGCCCACATCATCCCAAGAGGCGCGTTGCTCACGAGTCCAGTTCTTCACCTTGTCGGGGATTTTCAGGCCGTCGCGCAGGTACTCCATGCAGCCCCGGACCATGCGGGCCAGCACGCCCTTGGCCTCTGCGCAGATTTTCTCATTGAGGTCTTTATCCGCCGGGCGCTCATAGGGCTGCTGTGGTTCCTCGACAAAGGAGAGCGGCCACTTCACCAGTACGGCGCGAGCCCAGAACGCGGCGTCGTCGGCCTTGGCCTTGGGCAACTCGTTGGTGGTCATGATGGGCAGATGGGTCTGGAGCCACGTCGTTTGCTGCTTGTCTTGCAGGCCCCGCGCCGTGACGTAGCCGCCGCCGGTGAGCTTTTTGAGCTTGGCCAGGGCAAAGCGTTGGCCCTCTTCGGCTTCGTTGATCCATGCCAAGCACATGCCGCGCAGGGCCAGCACGTCGGGCGAGGGGGCCGAACTGTTGCGGGTCTGCTGCATCTGGAGGAACATTTCGACGGGCACGTCGCCGGAAAGGGTTTGGCCCAGGACGTGCGTCACCAGTTTGATGAGGGTATCCTTGCCGTTGCGCCCATGCTCGCCCCAGAAAATCGTGAAGATGTGGTCGCGGCGCTCGGTAACGAGGCCATAGCCGAGCAGCCTCCAAATAAAATCGACAAGCTCCTGATCGCCATCCATCGACGACAGCAAAAATTTGTTCGTTTCCGGGCAGGGGTCATCCTGCTCCAAGAGCGCCGGGTCGTACTCGGTAACGATGGCGTTGAGGATGTATTCCTCAGGTCGTCCGGGCCGAAGCTCGCCGGTGCGCAGATCAATCACGCCATTGGGACAGGCTTTGACGTAGTGGCGTTGGTCGATGTGCTTGGGCAAAACCACCAGCGGATCGCGGATGCGGCGCACCATAAGCATCAGTTTTTCCTGTCCGTTGGTGTCCCGGAGCAGGTTGACGCGCCGCAAGGCGGCATCAACGAGGCTCTGAATTTTGGGCTTGTCTTCCTTGTCGGCTTCGTCAGCCTCCGTTTGTTTGTGCTCCGCAAGGCGCAGATACAGCTCGCATACCTCTTCGATACGCTGGAAAGCGGCCTCATAATCGTCCTCAATCCAATGATGCCCGCCCCATATCAAAAATCGCTCCCAGTATTTGACATAGATGACCGTATCACGATGCAGTCGGCAGTAGAGCTTGGCGTCACCGACACGATTCTCGTTGAGGTAGCCCAACAGGTGTTCGTCGGAGATTTCGAGCTGCTTCACGGCCACGGGCTTTACTTTTGCGTCCCGCTTTTTTGTTTCCGCATCACGCCGTTGCTCGACCTTGAGCCTGATGTCGTCTTTTTTCTTTACCATTACCAT